TTAAATCTTTTGTATTTAAATCTTTTGTATTTAAATCTTTTGTATTTAAATCTTTTGTATTTAAATCAGAACATTCTGTTTTTAAATTTATATTGTTAAAAAAATCATTTAAACAAAAACAGCATGTAGCTTGAGAATATGGAATATTATTTATTAACTCATATAAATCATGAGTTTTATCGTATAAAGATAATTCCGGTAATACATTACATTTTTCATCTTGAAGATAAAACCCAATCATGATGAATTTTTTATTTTTATTTTTATAAATCATTTTTTTATGATTCGATTTTATTCATTTTTTTATGATTCATCGACAGTGATCGACAGTGATCGACAGTGATCGACAGTGATCGAACCCATTATACCAATGGACACCACACACTTTGCCATGGATTTTTAGCACCATTCATATATACTATATCAGAAGGTAATGGGTAAAAAATTCTATACAAATTTTTATAAAGTGTTTGATTAACATACGAATCTGTCATTGTTCTAACTTGACTACTTGGTCTTGCAGCAGTTTCACCTAACATTGGATCTGCATATTTCCAATTATTGTAAACTAAATTGTAAAGTCTATTAATAATAAAGGGTTGAGCTGATAATGGATTTTTAGTTGTTGATTGTGAATCTATCATACTCATCGCTCTCATCATATCATGATCTTCATGTACTAAATTATGACAATGAAACATATAATCACCTTTATGTGGCCCAAATCTTGCTAAAACATAAATAACTTCACTTGGACCTAGATAAAATACATCTTTTGGTGACCATATTTCATTAGTTCTTAATCCAACTGGTTCTATACCACCTGGTATTTCACGATCTCTCTTTAATAAGAAAAAATCTACAAGGTGCATATGAACTGGGTGAAACCAACCTCCACCAGTTTTAAATTTCCAAACCTCCCATGTATTTTGACCAACATCGCTAGCAGCAATTTTTGCAGTATCCCATGTTTCTCCATTTATTACCCATTGACCATTCGACCTACCAAATACCATTTCTCTATGATATTGATCAGCCATTGCCATCGCCATTGCAGCATCACGATCAGGTTTTGTTAAAACATTAAACAAAGGTTTTAATGGATCTGGTTCTGTTTGAGTACTCAAGAAAATCGGTGGGTTTGGAACAGATGGAACTGCTGAAAAACTAGCTCTAGAAAGTAAATGTGAATGACAAAAATAAGGAACATCTTTCATAATTTTACTATCAAAATCATTCCAAAAATAAACTGTTCTACTACCATAATTTGCAAAATTACATACAATTTCGTATCTTTCAGCTACACCTATAAGTAATCCTTCTACTGGAAATGCTATATGTGTATTTCTAAACCCACCATCAGTTGCTATAACTCTACAAATTCTCTGAGATATATCATTTAAATTCCAATCTTTAATTTTAAAAAGATACGGTCTTGATGCAGCAGCATTTAATATTCTAAATCTATACCATTTAGGTTCTAAATTCATTTGAGGAAAAGGAATTCCATTAATAGTATTTATATCACCATAAAGATCATCGTGGTGATCTTCAAAAAAACTATATCGCAATTGACATTTATTATCTAATACTTTATCGGATAAAATCATATGAAGTTCTTCTATATTTTCTAAATTCCATGGTTCACCACAACCTCCATCTTTAACTTTTGCTGATGTAATTTTTAAACCAGCTAATCCATAATATGCATTTTCAGTTGTAATATGTAAAGCATGGTCGTGATACCATCCTGTACCAGCTCTATTATTAGGAAAAACATAATCCTTTACTTCACCATAACACGTTTCATCTTCCGCCCACCCATCATATGGCGCTAAACTCGCTGATCCATGAAAATGAACACTTATAGGTCTTCCAGATTTACCGTTCACTGGTAAACAAGGGTCGTAACTTCCCTTAAAATACCCTGTTACCGTATTAATTAAATTTTTAAATCTAACAAGTGACTCATGACCCGCTGGTACCCTCATTGTTGGTCCAGGTGCCATTCCATTATATGCTAAAAACCATGTTCCAGGATGTACTTTACATCCTTGTATAGAATTATCAAATGATCTAGTCTGTACTTGTGATATAGTAATATCATAGGATAACATACAATGATTATCTCCTCTACATAACTTATTTTTTGGAGTCAAATTTGGTGGGTTTTTAAATTGATCAATAAAAGGTATAATTTTATATGGTGTCCCCAAAAAACCATTAACATTAATAGTAATATTATCCGCTGACGGACAAATAGTACTCGGTAAACCAAACGGTGAAACTGGTATAGTCTGGGAATAAATAGTTTTACTTAAAAATAATAAATAATATATTAATATAAACATTTTAATATATAAAAACTTGTATTTTTAAATTAAATTTTTAACTCAGTTTAAATTAAATAATTATTACATTGCGTCTATTCTATAAAAAATATTTATATAAGATAACCAAGAAAGATGAAAAGTACATTAATAACACTTCCGTTATATATGTTATCTAATCTTCTTAATTTTAGTTTAAATCGTGATCCTTGGAATATAGTAAAAAATATATTTGGTATAAATACAAACACAACTAATCACGAAATCATAAAATGTAATAGTAGTTATAGTAGTTATTTAAATTGTAAAAACGATGAAGAAATTATTAAAATATTCTATCCAAAGGGTAGTTATTCACCAAGTAAATTACCTGTTGGAGGAATAGGATTTTTTGCTAGTCCAAAAGACATATTTATGGCAAACCAAGTCATTTTTAAATATCAAGTTTATTTTGACGATACATTCCAACCAGTTTTTGGAGGAAAACTTCCTGGATTATTTATAGGTAATGGAACAAAAAAGGAAAATATGGTTGGTGCTTCTGGTGGAAAACATCTGAATACATCTAGTTGTAGAATAGCTTGGAGAAATAATTTAACAGCAGAAGCTTATATTTATATTCCCGATAATCAACATCAAACTTTTTATAACATTTCAAATTTAATATTAAATCCACAATATGGACATTCATTATGGAGAGGTCTTTTTCAATTTTATAAATATAAATGGAACGATGTATCAATCAGATTAAAAACAAATACTTTCACAAATAATATACCAAATTATGATGGGGAATTGGAAATTACTATTAATAACATTACACAAAATTTTAATAAATTATTATGGAGAACCGATCCTGAATATAATATTAATGCTATTATATTTGAAACATTTTTCGGAGGAAGTCAACCAAAATATTCTACACCGAATGATACATGGTCTTATTTCAAAAATATACAATTACAAAAAATTAATTAAAGTTATACAATATACAATTACAAAAAATTAATTAAAGTTATACAATATTTAATTAATTTTTAAAAATTACTTTTTTATTTTAAACACTAGCCATTTCAATTTGTGAATTTCTTTTATTCCGTTTATAATTATGTGTAACCCATGAATACATACCGATATTATATAACATTACTGTAAATATAATTACTGTTATGAAGAATGTAAATATTTTATTAACGATTAAACTTAGAAGTAATTTATGATATTGATTTCTAAGATGACTATTAAACAAAGAATATATCATAAAACAAAAGACAGGAAAGACTAATATAACAATATATGGTAGTAAATCTAAAATTTGTTTTTCATTATAAAATACTGCTAATAAATATATAAAGTATAACGTATTAAATAATCTGAAATAAATTAATGATAATCTTAAAACATTTATAAAATTAAAAAATCTTAATACAAAATTTACATTTGGTGCAATAATATTTATTAAACTATTGAAAAACATATTATTACACCAACGTTTTCTTTGATTTATATAACTATTAAATGAATCTGGAGAAATAGTATAAACATGTGCTCTAGTATCCATTACTATTTTTGCTTTAGAGTTTGTATAAATTAATGAACTTGTAAATCTTCTGTCAGTTCCAATATTTTGAACACTAGATTTTATTAAATTTTCTTCACTACTTATTTCTGAATATAATGTCATTGCCTCTGCACATTCCGATTGAATCTTATACATTGTATTACATCCTGGTAAACATAATACTTGATTAAATAAATCTTCATTTGTTCTTCTCATAAATTGCCCATACAAATATTGAAAATTTTGCATCCAATTCCAAAATAATTTACCGTAATCTTCATTTACATTTACAATACCACAACAAGCTGTAGCATCTCTCCGTTTCATTGTATCTAATAAATACATTAAATTTTTGTCAGAAATAATTGTATCACCATCTGTACCATAAATATAATTAAATCTATTTACACCAAATAATTCTTGGATGTTATGTAAAATGTCTTCTCGTAATGAATTATTTTCAACATCTAAATTATATCTTGTATAGTTAAAAATATCATTAAATAAAATTATAGAATCTTTTTTACCCACATTTTTATATTTTTTAATTACAATTAATGGTTTGTTATTTCTTTGACCATATGTAATTTTAATATCAACATTATAACCATTCCAAGATTTATATGTTCCATTACTTTCTTTAGTAACAGACGTAAAAATATCTGAATAATCATAATAACCATCAGAAACAATTGTAGTTAATAAATATTTTGACCCTAATTTATTAGTTATTAATGAATCTACTGTTCGTTCCACTTGTTCTAATTTTTCTTTACAAACTGGTACAAACGCAACTATTTTATCAACTTCATCAGAAATTTCAAAAATTGGCTCAGAAACACCTTTTATAGCTTTGTAAATCATATTAAAAATAAACATTATAGACATTAAAATATCATTTGATTTCAATACTAAAATAATGTATAAAATAACTTGTAAACTTCGTGTATAATAAACTAATACGCATCCCATTGCATTTAATAATACAATTCCAAAAATAAACGCCCATTTTTTAAACAAGAATACTTTATCGTTTACTACTTTGTTTTTATTATCCGAATAAAAAAGCGCCAAAAAAATACCAGTAATAATAGCAAAAATAGATAATCCAATAGCTAATGCAGCAATTTCAGGACCAGTTAACGTTTTTGCACTCGATACAGATGTTTCAAGTGATTCAAATAACACACTTGATTCAGTCGACACACTTGACTCAGTTGACATTATTGATACAGTTGCACTTGACACACTTGACTCAGTCGAAACACTTGACACACTTGACTCATTGAATTCAAACATTTATTTTTTTAATAATAATAAAAAATTTGAATTCATTTTTTTATTAATAATATATTATTTAAAATTTAAAATACATGAACCTTTCCACCCATTCTTTCATAAAAATCAATTACCTTTTCATCTTCTTCATCCATTTTCAAATTGATAACAACTAAATCATATTTATTTTTTATAAATGTAACTGTAAAATTTTCTTTATCTAAGAATTTGATACCTGTATTTGTATATAAATTATTTTGAACTAATGGATCATAAATATCTACATTTGTATCTTTTATAAGTTCTTTATACAATTCATATCCTGGTGAATTTGTTAATAAACTTTCACCTCTTTTAAATCCTATACCAACAATTAAAATATTTTTACTATTGTATTTATCAATTAATTCAAATGCTTTCTTTTTAGGACGCTTTTCCATTAAATTTGTTGCATATTCTAATACTGGTAATGACCCATTTTTCATTAAATAATATGGGTTTATAGGAATACAATGCCCACCTACACCAACACCTGGATAAAATGGCATAAATCCAAATGGTTTAGATGAAGATGCATTAATCATTTCTTTGGCATCTATACCCATTTTATCACACATATCAGAAATCTCATTTACATATGCAATATTCACCATTCTAAAACAATTTTCATATAATTTACACATTTCTGCACATTCAGTTGAACTAACCGGTATAATAGTATCTATAACCTTACTGTAAATATCAATAGATTTATTTAAACTAGTCCAATCCAACCCAGATACAACTTTTGGAATACATTCCATTCGAGGTTCAGTTCTTCCTGGATCAACTCTTTCAGGAGAAAATCCAACAAATACACCAAGTTCTCTAAAAAATCCAAATATCTCTCTTGTAGCACCAACATAAACAGAACTTTCAACCATAATTAAAGAACCACTTTTTATAACATCTTTTAAATTATCTCTAACAGAATATAAACAACTTAAATCAATTTGTTTATCAGATTTTACCAATGTTGGAACTGACACCAAAAAAACATTACAACTTTCGATATCTAGATAATTTGTTTGAAAATGTACCCCTTGATATTTATTTTTTAAATATTCAACTCGCTTCTCCGATAAATCTACTCCTATAACATCATAATGTTTACTAAAAGTATTCATTAAATGCTCACCAACATATCCTACTCCTAAAACACATACGCGAATTTCATCTTTTTTAAACATTGTTAATATATTAAAATTCTTTTTTGTTAATATATTAAAATTCTTTTTTTTAAATCATTTTTAATATATATTATATTTTTGTTTCAACTTTAAAACTGCCCTTTCCTTCATTTTTGCTTCAATATCTAAATTTATTTTAGTCGTTTCCAATGTTTTTATAAGTGCAAAGGGTAAATTTGTAACGTAATCAGAATGCGCTCTTCTAGCTGTTATTGAATCACTTATTTTTACACCACGTCTAGATTCAGATAAATGAAATAATGGAGTAATACCTCTTAATTTCCATATATTTAAAACGTCATTTGTTATATTTATCAAGGCGTCTTCATCTTTAATAGTTCCTGGATTAATATTATGATGATGATAATCAAGTACTACACAAATGTTTAATAATTTTGATACTTCAAGAAGGTCTTCTATTGAATAAGCCATTTCACAATTTTCTAATACAAGTCTTGATCTTGAACTTTCAGATAATTTATAAAAATTTTCTTTAAAACGACTTAAAGCAATTTCTTTTCCACCATTTTTTGATCCTCCGTGAATAACAATAACACTATCCCTTCCACATTTCATCATATCTAAGATTTTTGCATGAAGATCAATGTCAATTACACTTTTTTCAACTACAGATTCTCTATGTGATGTAAGTTGATTATATTGTCCAGGATGAAAAGTTAAAGTTTGATTGTAATGTTTTGCTATTTCACCAATTTCTTCTAGCCTGGATCTAAATTGTTCTAAATCATAAATATCACAGTATTCAGGATGACTTGCAAACGGAAACATTTCACTAGACATTCTGTATAAAAAAATATTGTTTTTATAATTCCATCTAAAAATAGCTGGTAAATCATTTATATTTTGCCAAGCTAATTGGTAGATATATTCTATACCTTTACTATTTACTGTATCTAAACGACATGTTCTAGAACAAAAAATACCAAGACTACGTAATTCTGTATTAATACAACAATATCCCATATTTAAATTGTCTAAAATCATTATTACACAATTAATAATGATTTATATTTATAATTCAATTATTTTAATATTAATTTAAGAATAAGCTGGAGGTGATGGTGAATGACGTGCTTGAATTCTTTCTTCTAATTTCTCAGATTTAAGTCTCGAAATATCTCTTTTAGCCTTTTCAGCATAAATACGTTTAATATCTTGTTGATCTTTAAATTCTCCTATTTTAGCTCCAATATCTGATCCAATTGATTGAACCCCAGAACTTACTTTTTCACCAATTGATTTAACTCCAGAACTTAATTTTGCTCCTAATGATTTGAAACCTGTACTTAATGAAGCAGCAGCTTTACTAGCAGTTTCAGATGCACTTTTTAATAATTGTTTCATTTTTTCTTTAGATGCATTAATTGTATTTTCAACTTTACCTATAGCTTCTTGAATTTTTTTCTTACGTTCTTCACTTTTTTCAGCGGCTAATTGAGCTTGCAATTGGGCTAATTCTTTTTTCTTTTCAGCTACCTCCATTTCTAAAGCTTCACCAGCTCCACCATACATACTTAACAGAACTCCCATCCCTCTCATACGATAATGTGACTTAATTCGTCTCTTTTTAACAGAAGATCGTTTTTTAACAGAAGATCGTTTTTTAACAGAAGATCGTTTTTTAACAGAAGATCGTTTTTTAGCTACAGATCTCCGTTTAGCTGAAGATCTCCGTTTAACAGAAGATCTCCGTTTAGCTGAAGATCTCTTTTTAGTTGATCCTTTTTTAACAGATCTTCGTTTAGATACTTTTTTAATAGATCTTTTTTTAGATACTTTTTTAGATACTTTTTTAGCTGAAGATCTTTTTTTAGATACTTTTTTAACAGAAACTCGTTTTTTTAGAGAAGTATATTTTGGAGAATTCTTTTTACGTGAACTATATTTTTTTGCAGAATGTTTCATTGTTTTTTATTATTATACAATAATACAATAAAAAATTTTTATTATATATTTTAATTTACGTTTTATTATTTATATTTATATTAAATAGATATGTGTTATTCTAGTAAAACAACAACTTTGAATTTTTTATCTAAAAATTAATCTAAAAAATTAAATAATGAATTTTATTCATGTAATTAAGCCCAAATGATCCTAACATTTGGGCTTAATATTTTTTAATTTTATGTTTTTTAATTTTTATGTTTTTTAATTTTTATGTTTTTTAATTTTATGTGTTTATATTTTCTGTGTCATTTATTTTATCAAGTTCAAATTGGCTTTCTACATAAAAGTCTTTTTCAAAATAAAATTGATAACCCATAAAAACGTCAGTTTTAATTTTATTGTCAATATCTGACAATGATACATTTGGAAGTAATTCAGGAAGTTCAACAGTACTTAGATTTATAACAGTACCTGAATTTACCCTATGCTTACTATTCATACGATCTTTTTTATAATTATAATTGAAAACAATAGAGTTATCTTTGTAAACAATTAAATTACTGTTACATCCCTTACATTTACGATAAATCCAATTAGCAACTATTCTACTACTGTTATTTTCAGTTTTACCACACGAACAAGTAACACGATACATTTAGACAAAAATTTATTATTTCCATTTTAATTTCAATTTTTTATTTAACAAAATCTTTATTTAAAAAAAAAGAATTATATATATTTAAAATGACAATTTTTTTAATAGGTATGTGTTATGCTGGGAAAACAACTATTGGCAAATTGTTATCTGAAAAATTACATAAAAGAGGAATAGATTCAAGAGATATTTTTATGTCTAAATTTAATATGTCAGAAAATGAATATTTAACAAAATATGGAAAAACTAAATTTCAACAAGCTGAAGAATTGTCTATATCTCAAGATTTTGGAGATTCTGTTATATCATTAGGTGGTTCTGCTATTTACTATACTAAACAAATGCGACATATCCTTGATAACTATACTGTTATTTGGTTAGATGTTCCATTAGATGTTATATTAAAAAGAAAGTCTAATGAAAATTGGGAAAGACCAATTGTTTTTCCAGATGGTATAGAAACATTTCAAGATCTGTATTATCAACGTAAAGAACTTTATAAAAAATTCCACACAATTAGAATACCAATTCAGGAAACTGACTCGGCAAATGATGTTGTTGATAATATTATACTTAGATTAAAATTAACGTATTGAAATATATCTTAATTATACTCGTTAGATAAAATACTATAATTTTTTTATTTAGATATAATAGAGTATGAAAACATTTATTCGATGGCAGGGAAATAAAAGTAAACATATTAATAAATTTATCGAATATATACCTGAATTCACTGGTACTTATATAGAACCATTTGTTGGTAGTGGAGCGCTTTTATTAAAATTACAAGCTGATACTAAACAAATAAAAGAAATATTTAAAGAATATCATGTTAAAAAGTTTCAAGTATATCGTATGGGTTCAAAAAGTTATGTTAATGAATTACTTATAATGAATTATACTATATAAGATATATTAGTATAATTTTTTTATTAATATATTTTAATGTTACGTATAGGAACTGATTGTTCTGGTATAGAAGCTCCTATACAAGCTTTAAAACAATTAGGTATACCATTTGAACATTCATTTTGTTGTGAAAAAGATAAATACGCATTAGAAAGTATTAAGGCTAATTATAATCCTATAAAAATTTATACTGATATAACTAAACGTAAACACTCATTACTTCCAGATATTGATATGTATGTATGTGGATTTCCATGCCAACCATTTAGTTTAATAGGAAATAAATTAGGAACAACAGATAGTAGAAGCAATATAATGTATCAATGTATAAAAGTTATTAAAAAAAAATTACCTAAAGTATTTATTTTAGAAAATGTAAAGAATTTTAAATTTATAGAAGGAGGAAAACCATTTAATTTTTTATTATCTCAATTAAAAAATATTAAAAATAAAAATAAAGATATAGCTTATAATATATATCATGATATTCTTAATACAAGAGATTATGGTATTCCTCAAAATCGCGAAAGAATATTTTTCATAGGAATAAGAAAAGACATTCAAAAAGAAAATATGATTTATACAACACCAGATAAATTACAAATAAAACCTTTGGATGATTTTATTATTGATAAAACAATATCTAATATTAGAATTAATAAAAACGGATTAAAAATTATTAATAAATTTAAATTATCTAAAGAATCATTATTATTAAATAATGTTATAGCTTGTTCAGGTTTTGGTAATTATATGTTAAATATATGTCCTACATTAACTTGTGGAACTGTTTATTATTTGACCAAATATAAAAGGTATTTAACACCAGATGAATGTTTATTATTACAAGGATTTCAAAATTTTATAAAAGTTCATAGTAATACTATAATGTTTAAACAAATTGGTAATAGTATGTCTGTTAATGTACTTAAAGTTTTATTTCAAAAAATTTTTGAAATTATTAATATATAAATAACGCGATTAAGCCCAAATGATCCTAACATTTGGGCTTAATATTTTTTATTTATATTTTTAATTTTACATATTATTAACATATTTTCTAGCTTCTTTTTTCAAACTTGTAATATTATCTTTTCTTTCAAATACTAAATTATATTCTTTATCTTGTCTAGTTAAATGTATATATATTTGATTTGCGTTTTTAGATCCACATTCTTCAATAAACTCTTTTAATTTCTTTTCTCTTAAACCATCTTGTGACTCGTATATAAACTTTAGTATTTTTCCAATAGTTGTATTTGCACCCCACCACATATTAATTAATCTTTTCATTCTATCTTCATCACTATCATATCCACTATCAGATTCCATATCTTCTGTATCTTCCCAAAACACCATATCCTTTTCTAACTTTAACGTTTTTCTATCTACTGGTCTTGACATCTTCCATAGGGCAATATCAGATATTAAACTGTCATCCACCTTATTACCATTTTCTTTTATTGCCTTTATAATTTCCTTTTGATTTTCTATAAATGTCATATAATTATTGTATACGTCATCTGTAGTATAAAGTCTTCTTGATAATTTTGATTGGGCTGTTCCTGTTAATCTTCCAATTGCCTGACACAATGCTACACAGTGAAGTTGATGTCCAGGTTTATATATCATAGTTGTTGCAGTTAATGGATTCTCTTTATGATCTGATACAAAACTTATACCTCTTGAAATCAAGTCTTTACCAATTGTTAAAACTACTTTGCAATCACAAGATTGTAAATATCCGTAAAATTTACTAATAACTATATCCCGTTTATTAACGTTAATAACATTATTATCCATAGTATATTTTAAATCAAGTGTTTCTATTTTATTTATAAACATTGTTTTTTGCTTTTTTAATCTAAAAACAACTTTAATACCATCACTGTTGTACATAGTAACAGCGTCTAATCCTGTTTGTTTTAAATTTAAGACAATGTCATTAAAAACTTTCATTTGATTGTTATCATTTTCATCAGAATCTTTATTTCTTTCAACGCAATATAAAATGATACCACCTTCTTGTTTTCGAAGACGTACTTCACGTGCAAGAATTCTTGTAATTTGTTGAGATGAAAAATCATTTAATTCATTGAAATTAATTTTATCATGACCAACATAATTATCTGGAATTGGTAGATCCCATAAATAACCAGGTTTATGAATATAAACAACGTTTTCTGGTGTAGCAGATACAAAGACACGCTTAACACTAATACCTCTATCAGATGTTTTTTGAGTAAATTCAATCCATTTTTTATGACTTTCTGGTTGATTAGCGACATCGGTAATGTTGCGCGCTTTAGTTACAACATCACCCTCATCGTTAATAATACAAACGGAACCAAGTTGTTTTTGTTCGTGAATTGAGATTATTTTTTCATATGTTTTTTGTATTTGAGTTTTATTATCAAGAAGACAGATAACAAATGTATTGTATTCTTCCATATTTTCAACGATTGAATCGAAATTTTTATTGTCAACAGTAGTAATAAAACAATTTTTAAATGTATCATAGTCTTCTTCAACTGTTTTTACCAAACGATTAAATAATTGTATCATTTGATCTTTTTTATTATCAGAAGAAATAACAATACTAATACCACGTGAGACACAGTCTTTAACAATATTTATAATAGCGTTTGTTTTACCGACTTGAGTAGGAGCATAAGTCAAGACTTTACGTTCATTATAAATTGTAGTTTTAGTAACACGTGTTTCTTTAATATCATCGGTTAAAAGATAGTCCATGAATTGACTATAGTTAGAGTTGAGTTTTTCGAATTCTTGAAGCCATTGATCGATTTCAGAGATACGAGTTTCGATCATTTTTTTAACAAGATTATGAGAGTTGTCGTTTCCAAAAAGAGACATAGAGGACATAATGTTAGATTTTTCTAACATAATAGCATTTTTATTAGCAAGAGTAAAAGGAGCAGCAGTAGTAGTAGTAGTCATAATAGTAGTACAAAAATTATAGAAATAGAAAAATAATCCAATTTTTTATAAACTTGCTTAGTTTATGGTTTAAAATTGTAAAAATTATAAAAAATATAAAGATTACAAAAAATTGAATAAATAACATTTATTTAAATAAGTATAAGTATGTCTATTTATCAAACATCGCAGCAAGATTATGAGCAACAATTACTTGAAAAATTTAAAGACTTAATTGTTGAACATAATGAACAAACTGGTTCTAATATTCCAACTGAATATGAATTAGAATTATCAAACACTCAAAAATATGCTTTTGAAAAGTTTAAACGAGGAGAGTCTTTACTAATTTTAGGACCAGCAGGTACGGGCAAGTCCCAAATAACTAAAACTTTTTATAAATGGATTACAAATACTCAACAAAAAACAATGTATCTTACTTCTACAACTGGAATTTCCGCTTATAATATAGGTGGTATTACTATTAATAGTTTTATGGGTATAGGTACAGGAGAATCTTCTGTAGAAACAATAATCAGAAGATTAAAATATAAAACTAGTATTAAAAATCGTATAAAAATGACTGATATTCTTGTCATTGATGAAATTAGTATGATGTCTGCTAGTGTTTTCGAAAAAATAAATCATATTTGTCAAATACTTAAACGCTCAAATAAACCATTTGGTGGTATTCAAATAATCTTAACTGGTGATTTATTACAACTAGAAACAATATTTAATACAACAACTCCGTTAAATAACAATTCTAGCGACAATAGATTAATAATAGAAAGTGAATTATTTAAAAAGATGTTTACTAAATCAACAGTTGTTTTACAAGAAAACTTTCGTCAAAAAACTGACACAAAATATATTGATATTTTAATGAGAATTCGTAAAGGACTTCAAAATGAACAAGATATTAAAACATTACAAACTAGACTTGTAGATACAGATAAGAATTCATTAATTCATCTAGTAAGCAGTAATAAAAAAGCACAATTAATTAATTCTAAACAACTCGATAAAATCAAACAGGAAGACTATTTATTTGAATGTCAATTTTCAAGATATGGTAATACCGAAACATGTGACTTATTAGAAAAAGAATTACGCTCACAATTTTCTCAACGAGGTATTGACACTCTAAAATTACGAAAAGGATGTCGTGTATTACTTATTAAAAATTTAGATGTATCATTAGGGCTAGTTAATGGTTCTATTGGTACAGTAAAAGATTTTATAAATAATAAAGTTGTTGTTGAGTTTGATAATGGTGTTACAGAACATATTGGTAAAATAGAATGGGAACTTGAAATGGATAATAGTAAAATAGTTGCTACACAGATTCCATTTATGTTGGCTTATAGTATTACTATTCATCGTTGTCAAGGATTATCAATTGATAAAGCAATTCTAGATTTAGCAGATTGCTTTTGTAATCATATGGTTTATGTTGCACTTAGTAGAGTAAGATCTTTAGAAGGTCTTTATTTACATAGTTTTGATCAAAAAAAAATTACTGTTAATGAAAAATTACTCGATTTTATAAACGAAATTGAAACAAAAAATTGAAACAAAAAATTGAAAAAATAAAAAAATCATAAAATTTTGAATAGGATGAAAGTAAAACAAATTTTCAAAAAGATAAACAACTTTTATAAAGAATATATTAAAATCATTGAATTAAAAAGTTACTTTTAAAAAAACTCAAATATAAAAAATTAAAATAAAATAAAAAAAGGGCTTAAGCTTCTAAATAAATTATTATCTAAATGATATTAGTTTATTTAGAAGCTTAAGCCCTTTTTTTATTTTAATTTAAATTTATTGTAAATTTTTTTATTAAATATATATTTTAATATACATATGTCCGTTTCTAAAACAAATTATGAAACATTAAAAAATTATTTAAATGATGGCATAGTACAAACTGAAATTTTAAATGACAAAAGTAATTTTATGATTTGTAGTTATTGGTGGGGTAATGGAGTTGTTAATAAAAACTCTGTTCGTGGATTAACATATGATCAACAAGTAGATAGATTAATCGCTCAATGTCGTAAACTTAAAATTAATTATTATTTTATTAGATTTCCAATTTTTGAACAAAAAGGCATGTATCAAATTGCCCTTGGATTAAAAGGAGAATTTATAATGCGGTGCTTATTACAATTTCCAAAATACAAAGTTATTTATATTGATACTGATTTACAAATTTTACAATATCCACATTTATTTGATATTGATGCAGATTGTTATTTCTTAAATTGGAATGAATATGATTTTGATTGTTATAATCCTTTTCAATTAGAATTACCTGGAGGTATTCTCGGTTTTGCAAATACACATGGAGCTAGAACATTATTAAGTATATTAAATAACTATATGATTAAAAATTTACATTTAGCAGAAGATAAATCTTTTTCTGGAATTATTACCAGACATTTTATGGGAACATATTTACGTTGTGTTTGGTTGCCATTAAATTATATGTATATGTTTGGTAAACATGAATATGATCCTACTATTGGACAATATACACATGTAGCAGATTTTAAAGAAGAATTAAAAAATGAAGACTACAAATTACATGATCTTGTTATGATTCATGAAGATTTTGAAACAGGAGCATTAGATGATGTCTTTTTTCAAAGAGTTGGTAAAGTATCCAGATGGCCACCAAATGTTTATCGTCAATTAGGAGAAAAATTAAGATGTTTAAATGTTACTTTTAATAATTACGTTGATTTTAATCTTGATAAAAATCAATTAAAAGATTATTTACCAGATTTTAAAATACGTCAATCAGAAGATATTTATAAAAACAAACGGTTAATAAAAGAGGTATCAAGTAATATCCATTGTAAATTAAACGCTCAGAATTTAAATAACACGAGTAATTATATTTTAGTTTCCTTATTTGATAATACAATTAGTAAAGAAGTAATTACGTCTTTTAAAGAATATTGTAATCGTTTTAATATAAATTACTTACTTTATAAATCTAATAAAAAGGACTACAATAATATTTCTAAACCTACACTTTTCTTAAATATTCTTAAACAATACAAAAAAAACATTGCATATGTAGATATTACTACACAACTCAAACGAGATCCAACCTTTTTTAAAGTTAAAAACATGGACTTTATGACAATGAACTTAAACAATACAAGTGTAACAAAAACAAAATGTTCAGATTTAAGAATTTTAAAAACGTTAAATGACAACTTGTATTTCTTCGCATATAACAATGTTGTTTTAGACTTTTTAAAAATATGGTACGAATACAACGACGACCTCGAATTCCAACATAAAAATTTAGAATATGCATTTAATAAATCCTTAGCTACAAATCGATTACGCTGTTATTGGTTCCCTAAAGAATATTTAGTAGGACCAATTTTAAAATACACGCAAATAAATAAATTTTTCAATCACAACTACCCTAATAAGAATATACGTAAATTTACAAAAAGTGTTCAACAATGCTCTATTAAACCTAGTTTAGACGATGGATTACCACGAAAGACACATTATTATGGTAGTAACAATGGTTCTGTATATCATAACAGATATGGTAAATTGTTTTTAGAATTCTAAAAATTGTAAACTTTTTTTACTTTAATACAGTAAACTTTTTTTACTTTAATACAGTAAACTTTTTTATATATTTATATTAAGAGTATGAATATAAATATAAAAAAACGTAAAGAGATATTTAATAAATTTCAAGATAATTTTGATTATACTGTTTTACAAAAACAAACGGAATTAGGTCGAGGCGGACAAGGCAAAGTATATAGTTATTGTAAAAAAGACGATGACCAAAAATGTGTAGCTGTAAAAAAAATATATATTGAAGAACAACAATCTAAATATTTAAGTGATCCATTGGGTAAAAGATCACTGCTACATAGTACATTTATTGAATTAGCCGCTATGAAAGTGATTAACCAATTAATTTTGTCTAAAGTTTGTCCGAATTTTATCTTGCATTACACATGGCGATTTAAATCTCGATCTGGCATATGTGATGATATTTATCCTAATGTTGCTTACTTTTTTAATGAATACATTTCAGATTCACAAACCTTTACGGAATGGGTAAAATCTGATCATGGTATTGAAGAACTTTATAATGCATATTTCCAAATTATATATGCTCTTTATACATTACAACTTAGATTAAATATGACACATTTAGATTTACATACTGATAATATTATTGTACAAAAAGTTCCAAAAGGTGGATACTGGGAATATACTATCGATGAAAATACTTATTATGTACCTAATTTAGGATATATTTTTTATATAAATGATTTTGGTCATGCTTGGATACCCAATGTTTTGAAAAGTTGGTTTATTCGTCAAAGATACAATCCCAAAAAGATTAAAAGCCATTTTGATTTAATGATCTTATATCGATCGCATTTTAATAAAGTTAAGAAAAAATTCCCAAAAAGCTTTCAAAAAGTATTATTATCTATTATAAAATCTTTACGCAATGGCTCCAGAGAAGATTTCCCAGAAATCATTAAAAAGGTGTGGTTAGATAAATACAAGGTTATAAATAACAATAGTTCAATTATTGATAAATTTAATATTAATAACTCTATAAATATATCCGAAATTCCAGTAGAATTAAGACCACTTTTGAAATAAAAAATTGAATAATAATTGAAAAGTAAAGTTTTTGTACAAGTATGAATGAAATTAAAGTTATCGATGAATTAAAAACAGAACAATTCTCAAAAAATCCTAGAAATTATCCTAGTTTTTATGAATTAAATATGACAAGAAAGGTAGAATATAATGGCGATATATATGATGTAACGGTCTATTATACTATAGTAGAAACTTTATGTGATGTGAAACATAGATTTGCCGAAATTAAAATTAATAAAAATAATAACTTTTGGATAAATGTTGTTATAGATATATATTGGAATGACTATAGTCAATCTTATAATGATGATATAGTACCAGTATTTACAGAATGTAAAGAAAATGTTTTATATAGTGATTTTCAAAAAATTGTTGGAATCAATTTTTACGATGGAGATTTCGATATAGAAGAAGAATTTAATAAAGATATGGAATTCAATAGATCAAACGATTATAAACAACGTTTGAAAAATTAAAATTCAATAAAAATAAAAAAGACCCTATGTAATATAGGGTCTTTTTTATTTTATTTACATTGTGACTTTTTTATTTAAGATATACAGACGCTGCCGCAGCAGAACTAGAACTTAGAATTAATATACATATAATTAAAACAACCCACCACCAATTTTTAAAAAAGTTTTTGATTGGATCAGGAATAATTTTATCTAGTATATTACCTGCTATATTAAGTGGTATATCTGTTAGTGGTTTTGCTGCATCAGTTACACTTTGAGTAAATTGATCTTCAACTGTTGTTCTACATTTTAATTTACCACTAGTACCATTAGTAGTTATTTCTTCTCCTGAAAATTTAATAACTCCATTACCTACATATTTTAATTGCATACCACTACCATTAATTAGCGGTACCGAATTAGTTTCTGATATACTAATTGTGTCTTTTAAACTAAATTTATCTTGTGGATCATATAGCACTATTACTTCATCGTTTTCGTCTGATGTTATAGATGTTATTTTATATTCTGTACTGTTAATTCTGTTTGTATCTATTTGTGCTTTAATATACATACCTAAAAACGCTGTACCGACCACTGTAACTCCTCCAATTGTTGCTGCAAGTTTGGGATTCTTTTTTATCCAGTCTCCCATTGAATTAAGACGTTCTTTAAATGTTTTACTTTTAAATTCTGGAGTTTTAATTTCATCTAATAATTTTTTTCCTTCTATATCAAAATCAGCTTTTTGTGCGTTTGGTAAATCAGCCCTTATATCTTCTGGACTTGATTTTGTTAACTTTTTAGCATCGTCTCCTAAATTAGGAATATCATCTACCTTTTTAATATTATCTAAATTATCTATTTTATTTAAATCATCACTAACTTTGTTAACTTTTGATGGATTATCTAATACTTTTGGTGGATTTTTCCCAGATTTCAAAGAATTATCATACGAAAAACGTCTTTGTGCTGATCCTTCCGGATACTTTTTATAATCTGTTCCTAAAGATTTTTTTGCATCTATTTTAGTGGCAGCTACTTTAGGAGGTACTTTAGGAGGTACTTTAGGAGGAGCAGCTACTTTAGGAGGAGCAATCTTTAGCTTAGGCATTTTAATTTTTGGTATTGTAAATTCTTCGTAGTAATCATTATTAAAAAACCACATCTCTTATAATTAATTAATAAATAAATAATTTAAATAAATTTTAATAATTCATTTAAATTTATTTAATTAAATTATGCACATTTTATTATTCCATTTTTAACTAATAAACTTGCTATTTTAGGATAATACGATTGATCTTTAATAATACCTAATGGAACTTTGTTATCTACAAATACTTGTGTCATATAAGTTATATCTTCTCTAAATAAATTAAATAATTTGTTAGGTGTCATATCTTTGCATTCTTCCAATATCTGTACTGTATCTAATTCTGTTGTATCTTCTTCAAATTCTTCTTTTTTTTTATACAAAAAAACCATTAATAAAATAAATAGAATAGCAATTACTATATATACTTTTTTTTTGTCTATTATCATTATATTATTAAATAAATAAAAAAAATATTGAGAAAATAATTAATAAACATAACGATATACTCCAAATTATCATAGTAATATAATAAGCTTCTATAAATTTTTTTATAATTGAAGATTTTGGTGTATTTTCCTTTTTATATTTTGCTATACGCGCGTTTAATGCTAATATTAATAAAAGATTTTTCTGACCTTCTGCTATAATTTCAAATGTATCATCATTTATATCCTGTTTTCCAGTTATATTACCACTTTCATCATAATAATAATCTCTACTATTTCTAACTAATTTCCTAATTTCTAAAAGAAGATTATATTCTTTTAAATAATCTTCTTTTGCAAGCAAGTTCCTATCTGAATAATATTCCTTTACATATTTTTGATATTTTTCAAATTTATCTGGATCTGCAAATACATCACTAATTATATCTGGTTTTACTTCTAATGGCCAATTTAATCCCATTTCTAAATAAGCTTCTTTTATAGCAGAATGATATGCTGCACGCATTTCATTTAAATTTCTATTAAACATGGGTTGAAATGGATTAACAAATTGATCTATAATAGAACCTAATATTTGAACAATAGCTATAACAGCTGCTACAGCTATACCAATTGGACCAAGTGCTGCACCTCCTGTCAATGTCGCTCCGACTGTTCCACCTATTGACGCTCCTGTTGTCACTGTACCTACAACTATATTAGCAGTTACTCCGATAATTTCACCAGTTACTTGGTATGCTTTTTCACCTTCTGACATAGAAGTTGATGCTTGTTGTTGAATAGCAGCTGCTCCAAAACCTACATCTGGAGCAATATCACCTACAATACCTGCTGCTACTTTGACTCCTTGAGGAATTTTTGCACTTACTTTTGCAGCTGCTGCACCTACTTGCGCACCTACTTTTGCAAGTCCCGCTAAAACACCACTCATTTACACTTAATTATTACAAATATTTTTTTTATTAATATTAAATTATATTAAATTACATTAAAATATGATACAAATTTTTACTATATTAACTTCCACAAGCTCCTATAACTGCAGCATCAACTGGACTTAATACACCTATAGCTTTACCAAGAGTATTTCCAAAAACTTTTGATAAAATCATTCCAGTTGGTGGTTCAAAACAATCATCATTACAAAATCCCAATAATTTTTTTTGACAATAAGGCTTAGTGGTATAACATTGTCCATTTTCTGGATCATATCTTAATTGTTCATCTTCACACCACTTTCTATAAGCTTCCATTCCCACAATACACATACCGTCACGTTCAGTTTCACCTCCTACTTCATTAACACTTGAAGTTTGTTTTTGTTTATCATATTCAAGTATTGTTTTAACATCTGGATGACTTTTATCTCTCCATTCGTAATATCTTGGTGGTGTATCTTCTGCACTCGGTGTAGGATAAATAGATTCACCAAGACACGTTTTTTTAGTATGCCTACATTCATAAATAAATTCATCTCCAAAATTTTGCCAAAAATATCCACCTTCTTCACACATTTTTTTTAAAGCATATTTATTTGCTCTTTTATCATCTATTTCCGTTGCTAGTTTTACAGTCAAGTGTTCTTTTTTATTTATATAATATTTTCTATAAAATATACTAATTACTAAAATAATAATTATTAATAGTAATAAATTATTCATTATATTACTTTATACAAATAATTTTAAAATTTATATATAATTAATTTTAAAATTTACATAATTTATTCTGATACTTCCATATCTGTTAATAAAACACTTACAATACTTGAAGATGACATAAATATACATACTAGAATTATTGTTATAATTATATACATTGTATAATCTTCTTCGTCTTTGTTTTTGTTTTTTTTAGTTTTTTCAAGAGTATCAATATTTAATACTTCTTCAAGACCTCTTTGGAATTGAGATTCCATTAGGGATCTTGTTTTGTCATTTTCTTCTTTTTTTAATACTCTATTTTTTTCATCTTCTAATGCATTTGTTGTACATGAACTAATTTGTATATTATATTTTGTACATTCATCCTCAAGAGTTTTTATAGCATTTAAATTACAAGCATATACACCTGCACCTAAATCACTTTCTTCAAGTTTATATTTTGCACATAAAGTTTTTAAATCATTTATTTTTGTTTGTGTACAATCAGGTTCTGTAATTTGATATTTCTTACAATCATTTTGAGCTTTAAGCATATGACAACTATTAGATGCAGCTTCATTACACCAAACAATACATTTCTCATGTGTATAATTTTCTTTAGTATTACATTTTTCTGTCATTAAATCTTTATATAATGCCTCATTTTTAGTACTTAATGCTTGACAATTGGGATTAAACAAATTATTAGATTCCTTACAATAATCTCTGTAGTAATTTCCACAGTCTGTATTTCCTGGATTTCTATAAGTTGGATCGCATGTATAATCACCTATAGTTTTAGTTTTATCTTTAGCTTCCATATTTGCTAAACAACATTCTCTAGGATCTGCTTTATAATCTCTACGTTTAACTTTTCCTCTTTTACCACCTATGGCATTTGTATTAGGACATTCACATCCATATTCGCCATCACATAGTCTACAATCAGATCCTAAACCACCCCATTCAAATTCACCATTGTCTGGCCATCCAAAACCTTGCTTTTTCAACCACCCTTCCCCTCCTGCATCTGGAGCACAGCCTTTTTCCATTTGTTTATCACTACCCTTAGCCACATCTTTTAAATCATCTAATGAAAATCGATAAGGTCTTATTCCATTACCACAATTTCCAGGCTGTCCCATTATATATAATTAATATAACAAAATATTTTATTTTTATTATTATTATTAAAATATTTGTATACCATTTTTACTTTCTGGAATATTTGTCATTTTATAATTAAAAACGTGTGTTTTTATATTAAAATCCTTTAAATATATATTCTTATTTTGTAAATCCATAAAACTATCATGAACAGTTAAAATATCTACGTTTTTTATTTTAAGAAAATTTACAACAGATTCTAAAAAATTATATTTATCATCTAAATTCCAGTCAGATGGATAAAAATAATTATGAACATATGCATTATTATATATTTGCCCAGATATTTCTTTTATTATATATAAATCTATATATGCATAAATTTTATTTTTATTATTTATTTTTAAACTTATAAAATCCGGATTCTTTATTAGTTGTTTAATATATTTTTTCGTACATGTATTGAAAATAATGTAATTTTTTTGTTTAAATTTATTTAACAGTCTACATATTTTTCCTGAATCAATATCATTACATTCTATTAATTGAGAATTAGTTATATCACAAGAATAACGGGTTTTTAAATTTGTAATAAAATTAGATACATTTCTTTTTGGTGTTTCAAATACCTTGGCTTTAATTAATTTATCTATATTAATTGGTCTAGAATAATATTTATTAACAGATATAGGTTTAGGTAATTTTGTTTGAGTATGAAAAATAGATATAGACTTACATGTCATATCTACAAAATGCCATAATTGTGTTATTAAATATGGTGCTATATACAAATGTCTATAATCATTCGATATACACAAAAAATTAACATATACAATTTTCTCATATAGTTTTAAATTAACATTCTTATAACATAAAGGTTTAAATACTCCAGATATAAATGCAACTATTTGATTATTTTGATCTTTTAAAACAAGTAATATAGATTTATGTATTGTAAAATAAAACTTTAATAATCCTTTAGAATAAACACGTAATCTTCCTTTATAATTTGTATAATTTCTTAAAAGAAAATTATAAATACTATCAATATTTAAATCTGTTACTTCAAGACATTCCAAATATATATTATCTGGTTTATATTTTTTTACCTTGTCAATCATAGTGTTTGCTAATACATTCATTTCACCAATATCCTGTGTATCCATTACAATCTTTTGAGGCATATCATTCCATATTTCATGCATATTATTATTAAAATGAGTTTTTAATAATTTTATTTAAACACAATATAAGTTACATTTATTTAAGTTACTTTAATATCAAAATTTTGATGTTAACCATTTTATTCTACATATACACCACCAGTTAGTAATATCCATGAACCTCTATTACTGTCACCAGTTGCATTAAATAATAATTTAACACATTGTCCCTGTCTCTTAAATATTATTCGCGTAGGTTGCGTACTTATGTTAATTGGATTTGGCGCTATTAATTTATTTTCACCGAAATGTAATGTATAAATAGATCCTGCTGCCATTGATTCACATACTATTATTTTCATTGTACCATCTGCAATATCTATATTACTTGATCCTATTGTACCCATCGCTCCTGTAAAACTAGGACTAGTTACAGAAAATATTGATACAATCCTTGATAATAAAGGATTTCTTGTTGGAAACCCAGATGACATACTATATCTATCTATACTATACACTAAAGAACTTGTCATTGTTACTTTTTCTAAATTTGCTGCAACCGTATTTGTTAAATTTGAAAATCTACCTGTTTGTGGCGAAGCAACCCCAATAGGCGTATTATTTATATTTCCACCACTAATTTGGAAATTATTACCCATTATTGCATTTGACCCAGCTGATACGTCACCATCTAATACGAATCCACTTAAATTATTTGTAAATACTTTATTTACTTCTATATCACTTAATGTACCTGAAACTACGTTGTCAGTTATAACAGCATCTTTATAATAAACCCACCTTTGACTTGAACTTTTAAAACCATAAAACCCAGTTTTATAACCTAAACTACCTGAAGTAATACTCGAATTACCTACTGATGTCCAATAATTAACTTGAATACCTACGTCTTTACCTTGAAATGTAGTTAAATTACTTTTTACAATTCCTTTTGTACCAGACCCAGTTAAACTGGAACTATTAGTTATTGTAAATTCTGTTTCACTTATTATACTTGTTATATTAAATGTTTCATCAATTTTTGGTGTACAATCTGAATTTTTAATAATGATGCTGTCACCTACACTTAAATTATGTGTACTACTTACAGTTATTTTAACATTACCAGATAAAGGTCCTGAATAATTACTAATATTTGTTATATCTAAATATTGTGATGTGCCTAATGGTAGAATGTATCTATTTAAATCAGAATCTGGATCAGGTGTTGATGTTATTGTTCCTACAACATTTATATTTCCAGAAATTGTAAAATTTGATGTATTTATTGATATTCCATTATAACCATTTATTAATAATTGAGTTCCATCACTTAAAATACTTTCTGATGTAGATCCAAATGATAATATTGTATTTGTTGGTATAAATACAGTTCCTGCTGAAGCCTTTGGAGTTAAATTAACATTTCCAGACGAACTTGTAATATTTAAATTACCACCACTTGACATTATATAATTACTAGAAGTTTGACCTCCAAAATACAATGGTGTATTATCGGAAACGTTAACTGAAGATGTCCCAGATGTATTAACATTTAAATAAATACTACCTGTTTGAGAAGTTATATTTATATCATTTGTTGATTTTAAAGTTAAATTACCAGATGTAGTTACAGATATAGAATTAGTTGTTGTTCCAAAATTTAAACCGGAATTATAATTTAAATTAACATTCCCAGAACTTAGATTTAATATACCTGATGAAGAACCTATTATAGTAGTAACATTATTTATCGTTCCATTTTGAATATCTAAATTTGTAAAATATCCATCACCAAATTGTACATTTCCATAATTTCCACTAAAAACTTCATTTGTATTAATGCCATCTCGTATAAATACAAACCTCTCCAATGAATTTTTATAACCAAAAAATCCAGTTTTTGAAGCAATATTATTATTCCATTTAAATTCTATACCACGATCTTTACTATCGTTAATAACAGGACCTGTAACACCACCTATTGAAAAAATAGGATCTTGTAAATTTGTTACAGTACTATAAATAGTGGTAGTAGTTCCATTGATTTGTACATTTCCATTTAAAATAACTTTACCATTTCCTGATAAACTTGTTATTGTTAAATTACCGTTAGTGTCACTTGATATAGAATTATCAGTATTACCAAATGATAAAGGAACATTGTATGGTATTTCGACCTTTATTCCAGCCGATAACATAATGTTATTTGAACTTATATATGTATTACTACTCGCTACAATATTTATTGTACCTCCACATCCAATTAACGTATTCAAATTTGATATTGTACCACAATTCAAATTTATTGAACCACTACTTTGAAAAATTATATTGTCCTTTAAATAAAGACTACTAAATTCTGCAGATCCTATAGTTCCAGATATAACTTCATTTGTATTTACTGTATCTGAATAATATGTAAATCTTTGTGTAGAATTTTTCCAACCAAACCACCCACTTTTTAATATATCAGATAAGTAATTGTATTCAATACCTCTATCTTTTAGATCATTACTACTTAAGTTGTAATTTGCCAATGTTAAAATAGGATCTCTAAATCTTACATTTTCCATATTAATATTTACTGTACTTCCTGTAGTACCAGAAATAGTAAAGTTACCAGTAGAAAATAACGTAGATCCTATTGTCCCATTTATCACATTAAAATTTGCTGTTGTAATATTTGTATTACCTGACACGTTTTGATTTAAAATGTTAAAATTACCTGATACATCTGATTTAATTGATATGTTACGGTTTACATCAAAATACAATAATGTACCAGTAGATAAATTTACAGAACTATTTACTGATAAATTAATTTCATTAATATTTTTTAAATCAATTGAATTACTAATTCCATTACCGTATAAGACTAAATTTCCAGAAGTATTGCTTGAAATACTATTTGACGTTCCAGTCATATTAAAAATTAAGTTTCTATTATTTAATAATCTTACATTTCCACCTGTGCTATATAAATTTATGTCTCCAGAATTTGAAGTTAATACAATATTACCACTTGAACTACTAATGTTAACATTACTTGTCGCAATTAAATTATTAGAATTAGCTAACATAAAAATTCCACTTGTTGTTCCCCATATTCGTTCTGTTGAATTACCTAATTGTATATTAGTTGAACTTGGTATAATAATATTACCACCAGTTGTTGTAAGGTACATGTTTTTATTTGTATCGACTAATAAATCACCAGACGTATTAGATGATATCCTTTGTGAACCTATTGATGTTCCGTCAAATGATAAATATGTATTCACTGGAATTATAACACTTGCTGATGAAATTCTAATATGTTGTGATCCAGATAGTATTAAATTACCATTTGTACTTTCACGTATATTACTCCCACTTGTACCAATTGTAATTGGAATATTATTTGGAACAAAAATATCACCTTTTGAATTTAATGCAATTCTATTACCTGCTGTGATATTTAAATTATTTGTTGCATCAATATTTATTGTACCTCCACAACCTGTTATTTTATTAACATTTAATAAAAAACCACAATTTACATCAAAACTTCCTCCTGTAATTAATGTAACTGTATTTGCACTAATATCACCAATTTCAAATTGTCCAGTTGCTCCAGATATTATTTCATCGTTATTTGTTGCATCAGGTATAAAAGTAAATTTATTTGTAGATGTTTTATAACCAAACCAACCTAGTTTCATTGAGCCACTTGATGATAAATATCTATATTCAATACCACGATCTTTATTGTCTTGTGAAACAAGAGTGTAATCTCCAATTGTAACAACTGGATCAGTTATCTTTGTATTAGTTGTTTTAATCTCGGTTAATAAACCAGATTGTATTATACTATTTGTTCCTACTATATTAATAGATGATCCGTTGTAATTAATATAATTTCCAGTTGATGTTGTACCAGATGCAAAATGTATTTGTGTATTTGTAGGTATTAATAATGAATTACCACTAGATACATTAAAAAAGATATCTTTACTACTTGATACGATTAAACCACTTGTATTTCCAGAAACAGAATTAGTTGTATCACCAAATGTTAAATCTATATTTTCAGGAATCGTAACAAATGTTGTTGCATTAAGATTAATTTTACTGCTTGGAATTTTAACTAATGATCCTATAGTTAAATTAGATATAGAAACACTTGTATCACTTATTGTAAATGATGTTGGTGATAAAATAGTATCAACTGTATAATTATTATTAAAAGAACCAGCACTTGTAACTGTTATAACATTACCAGATTTTAAATTATGATTAGTTAATGTAGTTATTGATGTAATACCTTGACTTGTATTTGTTAATGTCATTGAATTTGATATTACTAGAGGTTCTGTGATTAAAGAAATATCTCCATTTATAGTTTTGTAAGTTTGTCCATTAAATGTAGATAAAACACTAGATCCACTTGTAGATTGTAATAATATATTATTTTTTACATCAAAAGTTAAACTACCATTTTGCATTTGTGTATAAAAATTTCCATATGAAGAAACATTGTATACAGGACCATTTAAATAAACTGATCCCCCATTAGGAATTATTTCTACATCACCACCTAAATTTGTTGCTCGTATAAAATTATTACAAATTCTTAAATTTCCTAAATACGAACATCCATTTAGTCGAAATGTGGAATTTCCTAAATCTAATATACCAGTATTAGAATCCCAACTAACAGCTGATCCTATAATATTACTATAAAAAATTACGTCACCATATGTAGTTAAATCTGTAAAATTACCAATATTAGGCAAAGTTATACCAATTGGAGTATCATCAATTTCACCTTTTACAATTGAACCAGAAAAAGTTCCATTTTCAATTAAACCTTCTATACTTAAATTTTCAAGTACTAAATTATTAGTTGCAATTGTGTCAAAACTACCATAATTAGATTGTAATATTTGACCCTTTAACGGTTTTGTTAAAGGTTTCATAGAAATATTTGAACTCATTTTAAACTCTAATATTTAGAAATAAAAATAAAAAAAAAAATAGCCTTAATATTTATTATTCAAAAAAGTAACATCAAAAAGAGGCTTACGCCTGCAAAGAACATTATTATATAAATGATAACATCTTAATTGCAGGTGTAAGCCTCTTTTTGATATAGTAATGATTATTCAATAGTGTCTCTAATATATGTTTCAACTGATGTCGTTTTTGTAGTAGGAAATCTTGGAATACCACGATCAGTTAATTCAAAATATTTTACATACAATTTTTTACCTTTATATTCGAAATTTTTAACACAATTACTGTATAATTCTTGACGTTCTTGTTTCGTTCCTCCTGGTCTAACATTAAATTCTTGACCGTTTTTAGTTTTACAAACCCAAACAATTAAATTTTTATTTTCTTTACTAGTATCCTTTTCATATGTAAAATTAACAATTTCAAATTCATCATCTTTAAAATCTTTATATTTTAAAAGATCAGTAGATCTTATTTTACATTTATAAATACCTAGTTTATTACGTAAAATACTTCCTTCATAATTATTTTTAATAAAATTACTATGACACTCTTTAATTTTTTCTTCTGAATTTACCTCAGATGTTTCTACTAATTTTATCATTTTAAATTTCTTTGTATCTATTAAATCTTTTAATTTTTTAAATCTATTATCAAAAGTCATATTATTAATAACGATATCGTATACATGATATTCTATCTTATCTAGATTATCTATGTCATTTTTATCCAACTGTTTCTTTCTTAAAATTCCTAAATCTTCAAATAAACCTTTATGTATATAAAGTTCTCCATCTAAAATAATATTTTCCTTAATAGAACATAATTCTTTATATAATTGTGTCCCTTTTATTATAGAAAATTCTTTACCTTGCCTCGAATTACACAATTTATCTTTACTATTAAAAATACAACGATAACCATCTAATTTAGGTTGAATATATGCTGGATATTTTAATTTTGATTTATGTTTATTAAAATCTTGTGCTAACATTGGATAAATAATCTTTATTGTAGTGTCATTTTCATCTTTATTTTCATTTGAATTTTCATTTATATTTTCATTTGAATTTTCATTTATATTCATATTATCAGTGGTTTTTACAATTTCATTTATACTTATAACAGAATAACCTTCATTAACTTTTTTAGTCCATTTTGATTGAGCTTCCATAATAGCTTGAGTAAAATGAGTTGTACAATTACTTTTGTTTAAATTTTTTCCTAAATTTAATCTACGTCTTTGTTCAATTAACCGTTTATAACCATAAATAATAACAATTTCTGAAAATTCAAGATATTTTTCAACTTTTAAACTCCAAGATCTAACTTTACCATGTGCATCTTTTTCATATAATGTTTCAAACTGCTTGACTTCAATTGGGCTTTCAGTTAATTCTATTGTTATAGTCATTACTTTTATTTAAATTTAAAATTTTAATTAATTCAATTTTTAAATTATGTTTAATTGTTCATCTTCTGATAATTTTTTCCCACCATTATATTCGTATGCCCATTTATTATCTAATAAATATTGTGATAAACATATATCATAATCATTTGTCTTTTCATTTAAACAATATACATTTGCTAATAATCTACCATATTTATCAAATTCCAAACATTCCAACCATACTACTATTAATTTTTTATCTAAAACCTCTTTAATTTCATGTTTTGTTAAATTATCTGATAGTGTAATTAATTTTACAAGTTCGTTTTTTGTATTTTCTGCAAAATGTCTTAAATCACTATTATCACTATGTAATTCACTTGTATCAATACCATTAAGTCTGACATTAAATTTAAAATAATTATCATAAATTGGTAAAATTATTGATAAACTATCACCATCTATAATATCAACTAATCTTCCATATGTTTTTAAATTATTTAATGAAAAACGGGGTGTTTTTATTCCATAATTTTTGAACGCGTTAATGTCAATCATATTATTATTAATAAATAAATAAATTTAAAAGTAAACAATTATTAATATTATTAATAATGTCTGAACAAATTTTAAAAAATTACAAGAATACACTTAATAATATGAGTAATTTATTAAATCAAATGCTTAATTCTAAAGACCAACATTTTATCGATAACAAAAGACAACAAACAATTAAATTATTAGAAAATTTTGTACAACATTTAGAAATAACAGATTATTTATTAATTGACTGCAATCCTATAGTTCCAAAAGATGTTTTTATTGAAATGTATTTTAATTTAGGAACATTATATAAAAATCAAACTGAAAATGTTTTAAAACAAAACAATAACATTTTAACAAAAGAACATGAAAATAATTTTAGAACGAGCTTAAATTGTTTTTATAATATTTTACGAATTTCATTTGAAAATGAAATGGCTATAAAACAAATAGTAAGTATTTTTACACATCTTTGTTTTTTTTCACAAAATGATTTGCAAAAATCTTTAAGTTATTTACAAGAAGCCTTGATATATTCACCTGGTAATGAAACTATTCATTATAATATTGGTCATATTTTTCAAAAATTAAACAAGTTAGAAATGTCTTTAATACATTATAAATTATCATTAAATTTAATCCTTGCAAATTTAAATAAAAAAGAAGACCTAAAAGAAGCTGAAGGATTGCGTTTAAATTGTTTAAATGGTATTTCTTATATTTTTAGGTCTATTAAACAATGGCCACAATCACTATATTATTTATTAAAATCAGAAGCTATAAATAATACCGACCCCGATATTCAAAATCAATTAGGTGTTGTTTATACAGAAATGAGACGAACAGATTTAGCAGAAATTGCATATAACAAAGCTATAAAACATTATGAGAAAACATTTATATCTAATGATTCAAAATTCTTTTTAGCTGAAATATATTTAAATTTAGGTCATATGCATTCATATAATGGTAATAATAATAAATCAATAGAATGTTATAATAAATCTTTACAAGTATGTCCTAAATTTACATTACCTTTTCAAAACAAAATTATGAATTTAAGTTATATTTTTGATGAATTACAAGATAAAATGTATATACTAAATCAACATAAATTAGTTAACAAAATATATGAAAAGGGAAATGGTATGTTTAAATTTGATATTTCTTTTTTTAATAGTAAAAAAATTAATATTGGAATTATTTCTGGAGATTTTATGGATCACCCTGTAAGTTATTTTATTAGTCCACTTTTAAAAAATTATAATAACGATGAATTTACAATAACATGTTATTCTGAATGTATTATTAATACAAAACTGTATAATGATAATATCACATTTAAATTAATTAAAAATATGTCTAATAAACAAATTGCAAAAATAGTTTACGATGATAAAATTCATATTTTACTTGATTTATCTGGACATACTGCATTTAATCGTTTAGATGTTTTTGCTCTAAAACCTAGTCCTATTCAAATAACTTATATTGGATACCCTTATTCAACAGGATTAAACGAAATGGATTATAGAATTACTGATAAAACATGTGATAATGAGGAAGTTTCTCAAAAATTTTATACTGAAAAGTTGTTGTATCTTGAAAATTCTTTTCTATGTTATGACCCAAATATTACAACAATGAATAATCCTGTTACAAAACAATTCAAATTGGAAATTACACCTACACCTTATTTAACAAATCGATATATTACAATAGGTTGTTTTAACCGCGTTAATAAAATTACAGATAATGTAATTAAATTATTCAATGAAATCATGTTAAAGTTTAGTTCTATACGTTTTGTTTTTAAAACCAAAGCTTTAATTAATAAATCTGTTCAAAAAACATTTTTAAATAAGTTTAATAGTTCTGTTCGATCAAGAATTACTATATTAGATTGTACAATATCACATAATGAACATTTATTAACTTATAATCAAATTGATTTGGCAATAGATACATTCCCATATTCAGGAACAACAACTAGTTGCGAAGCCTTGTTTATGGGCGTTCCTGTTTTTAGTTTATATGATTCTGAATTCTACTTCCATGCCCAAAACGTAACATGTAGTATATTAAAGTCTAGTGATTTACAAGAGTATATCTTCAATAATAAACAGGAATTATTTGATAGACTTAAATCTATAAATAATGAAACTGATGATTTTTGGTATAATCTTAAAAACAATACCAAAAATAAATTTTTATCAGGAAAAGTTTGTGATCAAAAAGAATACATTAAAAATATACAAAATTTGTTTAAACAAACATTTGAAAAATCTCGATTAAATTATACATGATCACAAATTATACTATTACCATTTTGTTTACATTTTGTACCAGGTGCACATTCTTTATATACCCAATTATTATGTACACACATGTCAAAACCACTATTTTTACATTTCATTTCACCTAAATTACATCCATTTAATTCAGGTAAAATTTCAACTCGTTCTGGAAGTACTTGATCAACTCTTTCTTGTTGTTCTGGACGTTCAACTCGTTCTTGTTGTTCTGGACGTTCAACTCGTTCTTGTTGTTCTGGACGTTCAACTGTTTCTGGAAGTACTCGTTCTCCATTATTATTTACTGTAAGAACTATTTCTCGTCTATTATAAAATAACGTTCTTCCATCTTGTTCAGGAGAATCTGATGGGTTCCATTCACCAATCGTTGGATATCCTGGTAAATTAACAACTAATAATTCAGTTCCTTTTAACTCTGCAAAATCATTTGCTGAATTTCCATTATTTACAGTAACGTCTGTACATTCCATATAATATTCTCTATTACCTACACGATTAACCCATGTCCAAAAAACTGTCATTTTACCACCAGGTGCGTTTTCTGGTAAATCAAAATCATAAGTCATTGAATCTAATAAACATGAATTTAAAACTGTTTTTAAAACTATAAAATTAGAATCATCATAAGAAATTCCAAATTGACAATGCCCACCACCATGTACAGCCGTTCCTTCTAAAGTTACTTGTATATTATTACCATTAAATGTACTAACAGAAGGTCCTTGAGGAAAACCTTTACATGGAAAGGTGAAAAAATCTGGTGAAACGTTTAATGGTGAACGTAGATTGTAATTAACCAAACCTTGTGAAACATAATACGAACTAGCTTGATTTCTTCTTGATGGTGGATTAATCATCGAAATATGACAATTTATACCTAACAAACTTGTTAATATATATATAATCTTCATTATTATATATATATTATTTTATAAAAATATCTCTTACGCACTTAAAATGAAAGGATCATCCGTTAAAACATAATTTTTTGTACCTTGGCCATTTTCTATATAACCAACTTTTTTTAATGTATCTCGTTCGTAAATAAAATGACTGTCTACATAATAAAATGTATCATCTATCATTTTCGTTTTTAAATCTTCTATATTTATATTATTTTTAGTTTCTTCATTATTGTTTAAAATAAGGATATCTTGTTTAATAGCCTTTTCATTAAATTGATCACGAAATGTTAAATAATGATGTCTTTTACAATACTGTGAATCTTCAAATGTTTTATTTATACATTTATTTCCATTTTTAGAAAATCCTATACAAAAATTTGTTTCTTCTCGTTTATCTAATAAATCTATTTTGAATTTATTTAAAAGAATTTCACGTTTAACTTTTTCATCTGTATCTTTATAAAAAATATCATATTCTTCTAATATTTTATCTATAATACTAGCGATGTCATTTAAATAAGCGCGTTCTAAATTCATTGGTAAATTTCTAATACGCCTAATTAACCTCTGTGTTTCCATGTTTAGCTTTTCTTTTTATATTTGCAAAAATATTTCTATTTTTTATTACACATTGCCATTTTTTTTCAATTGTTTTTTCTTCTTCAAATCCATTAAATAATTTACTTAATCCTATACCTATATCCATTCTCTCATTGTCATTTACATTTTCATTGTCATTTACATTTTCATTGTTGCCATTGTCATTTTCATTTACATTTTCATTGTTGTCATTGTCATTTACATTAATATAATAGGTATAATCACATTTGTTATAATCTAGTTCTTTAATATAAAATATAAATAGTCTACAATTTTCTTTGTAAACATTAATTGAATCTTTTGGTTTTGTAAATTTTATTTCTGTTTTATTACATTCTAATTCTCCTGTTTTATTACTTTTACTTGTAAATTTTAAATATTTTATTTGTTTGAACTGTTTGTCAAAAACTAAATTAATAGTTTCATCTAATATTTCATATGACTTTAATTTCATTTAAATAATATATATATACTATTATTTAAATAAAAATACTATTTAATCCTTATTATATCTTAATTTATTATTTCTACTAATAATATTATCTAAAACTTGATTTGGAATACCTAATTTTTCTTGTAAATATTTTAATGCTAAAGTTTCTTTTGGAAGACACTTTCCACCAAAACCTCTTAATTTGTCATGACCTGGTACATCAGTATGTGATTCACCTATTCTAGGTTCTAATTTAAATAAGGACTGTAAACCTTTATATTCTACACCAAATTTATCACATATTTCACTTATTTCATTAAAATACCAAACCTTTACTGCTAAAAATACATTAACTGTATATTTAAATAACTCACATTCCTCAGGTGATCTGCATATAACGTCAATCGCTTTGTGTTTATAAAGTGTTCGCATTACATCTGACGCCTTTGTATTGTTATTATCACTACCTACTAAACAAAATTCTGCATTATACATATCTTCTTTATAAGTATGTTCCTTTAAAAATTCAGGACAAAATACAATTTCCAATTTATCTTGAAATTTATTCATTAACATACGTGTTGTACCAGGTTGAATAGTTGATTTAATTATTACTATATTAGATTTAGATTTTACAGTTTTATATAATTTTTCAATTACACTTTCAACTATACTAATGTCACATTCACCTGTAGTACCTGATGGAGTTGGTACACAAATCGTATATACATTGTCTTCATTATATAACTCAGAATGTTCTACTAATTTTTCTAAATCATCTGTATTCATTATTGCCATCAATTCATCCTTTTGTACAACATCATATGTACAAAATTGAACATTGTTACTTTTACATAAATGACCTAATCCACCACCGACATATCCATATCCAATTATATTTAAAAATGCAAAAGACATTTATTATAATAAAATCTTTGTTTTTAAATTTAAATTTAACGTATAAATTTAACTCCACCAAAAATATAATCAGTATATCCATCGTTTATTGCGGTTTCAGAACACTCTGATTTAGGTTTAGATTTAGGTTTAGATTCTTTATTATCAGAATTTAATAGTTCAAATGTTTCTTTAATGTTTAATACAAAATAAATAATGAAAAATATTGCAACTAACATGATTAATTGTTCTATAGTAATAGTTGTCATAGTATATAATATTACATAATATTTTTTTTATTATTAATTTATCTATATATTTTTTTATTATTTATATTTATAACACAAAATACAAAATGCGTACATCTTATAAAAAACGTTCAATGTCAAAAAAACAATCTAAAAAAAAAACTAAAAGGAAATCTAAATCAAAAGTTAGAATTCCTGTAACTAAAGGAAAACTATTTGGTTATCATGTAGATAGTCTGGCTAGAGATAGAAGAAGTTTATTACAAAGTTTAATACGTTCAAAAAGAGCTACTTTTTCAGAAATTATTAAACGATTAAATGTACTAGTAATATATAATAAAAGAAAACATCCAGAAACATCAAAACGAGTTAAACGAGATTTAGATTATATTATGAGGCAATATAGATTATCACCAAAAAGAAAAAGTCCTAAAAAGAAAAGTGGTAAAAGAAAACTTTAATGAAAATAAGTGTATAATACACTTATTTAATTATTATTTTTTAATTTTTTACATATTTAGACCATTCTTCTTGTCTCTAAAAAGTAATCATAAATTCATTTTCATTTTCATTATAATTTCCATAACATTTTTTTTGTCATTTCTGGATATCTTAACACCTAAACGTTCTTCTAATTTATTTAAAATATAGTTTAAATGAAGATTTGACTTTCCACATTTTTGTGGGTCGTCGTTACATATATTTTCTATATGGAAATATAAAAACGAATGTTTATCTAAAATTCTATTAATTTCTTCTGGTAACTTAGAACGCTTAAAAATAGTTTCAAATTTATCTTCTTTTTTTTTTAAACCAATTGTTTTATAATGTTGAGCATCTTTATCATAATATAAAATTATTATTTTATTTTGTAAATTATCAGGATCAGATAAATTTATAATATCTAAATCATTAGTAAAAATTATAATATCTATACCAATAGCTCTAGATATTAATTCCAATGATATAAAATCACCTTGGAAATCAAAACCAGGACGTTTTATAATTTTTATAAAATCCCGTTTGTTTTTTATTGTCATAGGATCCCAATTGCCTACGAATTCTCCATTTTCTTTTTCTATTTGATATGTTTTTATTATATCTATAAAAACTTTATTATCTATTGATAATATATATTTTGCAAGTAGCCTTCTTAATTTTTCATGGGTAGATCGATATCCACCTTGAGTCAATGCTGTTTCAATTGATCTAAATTGACAATTTCCATCACCTAAACAATTTTTAATCATAAAATTTACAGAACCCAATTTTGATCTCCACTTTTCACTAACTGGTTCCCAATAATATGTATCATTAATACATTTATTTTTTACTTTTATACTACAACTTGAATTACTTTTACTTTCCATATTATTATTATCTTATAAAAATAATATAATAATAAATTAACATTAATTAAAAATATATTATACGTCACTGTATACGTCATCGTCAATTAATACTTGTTTTAGTTTAATATTAAAGCCATAATTTATAGTTCCATGTACCAATACTTCTTTTTCATCACCGTATTTAATTTTCATCGCCCTACGCAAGTCTCTAATTTCTGGAACTTTAGAATTTGGATAATTATTAGACCACCACGATGAGAAATTACTATATATGTTTTTATTTGATTCAAAGTTATCTTTAGACTCTTCTAAAACTGCATCAAAGAATTCATTAAATTTGTCATTATCAACTTTATATTTTGCTGTAGCCTGTTTAACTTCATCTGGTTCATTCATCCCTTGTTCTATGAATTTATAATACCAATGTATTAAAATACTCATAAAATATGGTCTCCATTCTTTAATTTTATGTCTAATTGTTGGATCTATCTTAAATTCATTTTCTTTAATTGGGTTATCACAAAATCTACTTTTAAATTCTACTACACGAATTCTTCTCCAAGTACCAGAATCACAACTTGTTACGGCGGGTAAATCATTACAACACATAATCATAGTTCCTTGAGATTTAAATGAAATAGGTGCTTTAAATAATTCTCTTGCAATAATTGTATCACCTCCAGTATATTGTTTTAAAATACCCGTTCTAAGTTTATCATCATGTTCTGGTTCTTGAAATGTAAAAATACGTTTACCTCGTAATCTAGCTACATCTGGTGATGCATTACTTGCATTGCCACGTTTATTTGTTAAAAGAGATACATCAACTGATGTAATATAATCACCTAAAGTATTTTCCAAGAAATTAATTAAAGTTGATTTACCATTTGCACCAGACAATCCTGTCCAAATATAAAATCTTTCTTCTGGAATACCAATTAACGCTTTACCAAGTACTTTTAATGTATATTCTAAAACCTTTTTATTTGGAATTATCTGTCCTAAAAATTTATAAATATCTTGAATTTCTTGGTTAGATTCTTCATATTCAATCCAATCATACCCAGTAGAAAATGTAATATAATCTTCTTGAGATCCCTTTCTAAATTCACGTTCACGTAAATCATAAACACCATTTTTAAAACCAATTAAAAATGTTTTTGAATCTAAATTATTATAAAATTCTTGATCGTGAGTTTTAAATAAATATACAATTTGTGAAATGATATTATTTTTAAAACTTACATTTTCTAGTTTTGAAATAATATTATCAACCATTTGATTTCTTAAATTAGCATCTATACGATCATTATTAACTAAAAAATCTTGTAAATCTTTTGTTTGAATAGATGTATCACTTATTTTTATCGCTCTATAATATTTTGGTAATTCTTCAGAAATTAAAATATTCATCAAATGACTACGTTTCCATCTAATATTATTAAATTCATACCACTCTGTATTTTTAATATCATCAACTCTAAAACGATCTTTATAAATACTAAAAACAGCTTTTGCAATAGAATAATGAGACCCACTTAAACTAGATTCTAAATAATGTCTAATTTCATCTGTTATTGTTATATCTGAATGCCAATATTTTGTAGTCATGCTTAAATATACTTGTGAATAATCTTTTTCAAAATTTTCTGGTAAAGACAGCCCTTCTTCAGGAAAACGTCTTCTAAGACATTCCTCATCATAACATTTTAAATAAATTCCAGATGTACTAATCTCAAAATAAATTGGACTTTGTGGTCTACTATGTTCTCTTGTTTTAAATGGACAATACTTTCCATTAATTGATACATAATAACAAAATAGTCCCATTTTGTTTTGTGATGCATAAATTCTCTGTATAGAAACATCAAAATCTTGTAGTATTTCATTTGTCAATTTTAATGTATTTAATAATTTTGTTAATTCAAATACGATTTTATCATTGTTTATACCTTTTACTGGAATATTCTGTTTTTTAACTGTCTCTTCATCTTTTATCTTAATTTTATCTTCAATTACTTCTGTAATTTGTGTAGTTAGTTTTCTTTTAACAATTGTCTTTAAAAATTGTTCATATGTTGTATCTTTTAATTCAATAAATTTTTGATTTTCTAAATTATATATTCTATAAATATCACTTATATAATCTAAGTTGTCTTTGTTTTTTATATCTTTTCTTGATCCTAACAAACGAAGACCTGTTCTATAAACAGAAAGATCAATACTTGATTTTATATCACCTGATAATAAAGACTTATTTTCCAAAATTTTTAAAGTTAATTTTTTACCTATTACATTATTAACTATTAAATTATAAAAATTAATATGATAATTCGAACCAGTTTCTGTAACTCTTTTTGATACAATATATTCACATATATTTTTATCTTCAACCGTTTTAAACATTTTAGAAATATTTGTTTGTACTACTTCTATTACATCTAATATATCCTCATCATCTACATCTCTATTTTTTATATCTAAATCAAGAAAATATGCAAAATTAGAATTATACACTTTTTCAATTAAATATAATGATTTTCTCTCAACATCACTTTCATTAGTTATTATTCGATAATAATTTTTATAAAATTCTTCAAATTTTTCATCTGGTACATTATATTTACCTTTATTAAACGATAAATGTGTTTGTTTTTGATCAACATTTTTTGTAAATTGCAAAATATATTTTGAAAACATCTGTAATTATTAAATTTAAAAGTTTGTATTCAATTTTTTTTAGATAACTACCAATTTATAAATTTTTTTAATAAATTTATAAATAAATTATTTTAGTAAAATTATATAAATAATTTTAGTAAAATTATATAAATTATTTTAGTAAAATTATATAAATAATTTTAGTAAAATTATATAAATTATTTTATATTTATAAGATATATATGTATCTTATTCACGTCAAAGATATATTAAAAAACGAAGAATTTATTTACAATATAAAACCTAATGAAACATTTTATTTTGAAAATTGCATAAAATTTTTAAAAAGTCAATTACCCAATGAAAATCAAAACAAAATAAAATATAATATATTTAATGAATATTGTGAAATTTATTACGATTCAGAATTTAAAAATAAGGGATGGGTATGGTCTTCTATTGAAATTAGAAAAGATATAATATATATTTTAACTAAAATTAAAATTTTAGATAATATTAAAGTACTATCAACCTCAACCTCAACCTCAACACAAACTGACATTATACAAACTGGTAATATAAAAACTAATACTACTCAATCAAATATTGATAATATTTACAATCAATGTAATAATTTAAATTTTATAAACGAATATTCTTCTAATACACCTTATTATAATGATAATTATTTTAATTGTTTAAATAATAGAATAACAAAAACTCAATTATCATCGGGGTATGCTAAAAATCCAATTATTCCTATGTGGCCAGATAATCTTATTACTGAATTAGAACAAAAATTCTCAGAACTTAATTTTGGATTAAATCATACTAATCCAAATTATTTTTAATTAATTCATGTATATCAGGAAATATTTTTATAAATTCATGATTTTCTAAATTCCATGTCAAAGAATTATTTGCTAAATCTTTTTTATCTTGTATTGTTGTTTCCATTGAACCCAATCCTATATCTGGATTTCTATCTGTCATAAAAGATATCATACCTTCCATCATTGTCATTATATTCCATGTACTTGTATATGTTTCTTGATGATATGATGAAAATGTTGTACATATTTTTTTTTCTGTTTGAAATCTTCCATTAGGTGTTATAAATATAAAATCAGGCGGCCTCAATGGATATTCATTTGGTAATGTAATTTTTCCAAAATAAACTCCATTTTCAAATACTGTTTCTTTTAAATCATATACAATAAAATACCACTTTAATAAATCATCTTCTTTATATCTTAAAATTAAATTAGGGAATTTAAAATTATCTTTTTTATACATTAAAATTTCTTTTGATATTCTTTTTAAAAATAACTTATTTGTCATAATCATAATTAAATAAATTAAATTAAATTTAAATTAATTTATTTTTAAATATTTAATTTGTTATTTTTTTTCAGATATTATTGGAAATGATTCCATAACTTCTTGTGTAAACGTTTCTGGAGCTATATTCATAACTGATGGAAATTCTTCTGTATCTATTTTTGTTTCTAGATCTGGTTGTGATTCTTCAGTGTCTGTTTTTGTTTCTAGAACTGGTTGTATCACATAATTAATATCTAATGATTCAATATTTTGATGAAGTTCTATATCATTATTTGTAGATTTTTTATAAACTGAATACCAAAAAGATCCAGAATAATACACGATTACACACCATAAAATAAAATTAAAAAATCCAAAAACAGTTGAAACAATTTCTCCGTTACAGTTATAATTATAATTATATAAAATATTAAAATAATAATAAGCATTTTTAAAATTATTTTTAATAGAAAGACAATATCTTAAATCACTCGCTACACTAGCAGATGCACCTAACCAAAAAATTATGTAAATAGTTCCAAAAATACTAACTGTATACATATGTAAATTTGATAATTTTATGTTTTGTTTAGTATAATTAATCATATTTTTCTCATACATTAAAAAATATGCTGATAAACTAAATAAAAAAGATGTAATCGAAACAAACCAATAAAAAACATAAGAATTAGTTAAAGTAAAAACATCATTTGAATCAGCCCAAACTGATACACCAGCTATTGAACAAATTGATAAAATTATACTTGCAAGAAATAGTTTTCTAATTAATTTCATTTTTAAAAATAAAAATATTAATATTAATCAATTTTTTTTTACCTGTTTGTTTTGTACTTTTTTTTTATTACGTTTTATTAATATATAGAATAATATGTCACCTAGTATTCTTCAATTACAAGCTTTAGGACTTCAAGATGTTTATTTAACAAAAGATCCTCAAATTAACGTTTTTAAATACAATTATTATAGATATATTAATTTTGCAACAGAAACAGTTAATTTACAAATGAATAATGTAGCAACATTTGATCAAAAAGTAAGTTGTATAATACCTAAACGTGGTCATTTACTGTCTAAATTATATTTACATATTAAATTACCTGCTTTAACAAAAAATGGGGGTGAATATGCCAGTTGGTGTGATACTTTAGGATATGCTATTTTTAAAGATCCTATAGAATTACAAATTAATGGTTCAACAGTAGATAGAATCTATCCACAATTTATAAATGCATGGGATGATTTAACAAATGCAAATAAACAATTAGGTAAAAATTTAATGATTTTAAAATCTGATACATATGCTTCTAACTTTTATAATGCTGAAAAAGAATTAGATTTAATTATACCATTAGATTTTTGGTTTACAAAGCAATATAATATGGCATTACCATTATTAAGTATGTATAATCAAGAAATTAAAGTTAATTTTACTTTAAAAAATTTTTCTGAATGTATAAATTATGATGGTTTAGAACCTAATTCTGTATCAGCAATAGAATCAAATCTATTTGCTGAATATATATTTTTAGATGACGTAATTTTAAAACAATTTCAACAACAAAAACACATGTTTATAGTAGATCAAGTACAATATAATGGAGATGAATTAATATCCGCAAATACAATTTTACATAATAGTTCACTTAAATTTAATCATCCTTGTAAAGAAATTATATTTTTTTGTGCAGAAAAACAAAATATTGACACAAATAATTATTTTTCTTACTCAAAATCACCATCTGAAACACCACTAGTTAAACGAGCATCTTTATTATTAGATGGAAGACCTCGTTTTGATAATTTACCTGAATTTTATTATAGAACAATTTTCCCAAATTCAATTCATTCTGTAATACCAATGAAATATATTTATACAATGCCATTTTGTATTAATCCCGAAGATAATCAGCCAACTGGATCTATTAATTTATCTAGATTTAATGATGTCACTTTATCTTTAACTATGCATACTGGTAATGTAGATTGCTATTTATATACATTTGTTAGATCATATAATATAATTATTATAGAAAATGGAAATCTAACTATGGAATTTACTTATTACTAAATATATTAAAATTAATTTGAACAATATTATAATATTGTTCAAATAAATATTATATATTAAAAAATCACAATTTTATATTTCTTTGAAATAAATTTATTTAATTTATTAATTCTGTAATTTGTAATATATTCTTCTATCCAATTTGATCCATATTTATAACTATATAAACTATCTTGACATAATTTATCTACTAATTTTGTTATACTATAATAATTATTATCATTTTTGAAAATTACATGTTTAATCGTTTTTAATTCATCTCTTACAGTATGATTAATAAATGAAATCATTTTATTTAAAATAAAATATATTTTAACACTAATTCAATTTTTTTTTTAATAATGTATTTTTTTAGTTTTTGATACAATTACCTTTCCAGGTTGCGTTGTTAATTTTACATTTTTTATATCCGTATAAATCACAGTATAATTATTTGGTAATTTATTTTTATAAGTTGTAAATAATGTTCCTATATAATTTAAATGTCTTTTAGATATAATATCACCATTTGATTTTAAAATAATATGTGGACCACTCTTTTTATCTAAATGAAACCATATATCATTTTGATTTGAACGTTTAATAATTTCATCATTTTCTAATTGATTTTGACCTATAATAATTTCATACTGTTTGTCATCTATATCAATCTTTTCAATTTTCATAAATAATATAATATAATAAATTATTTATTAAATATTTTTTAAATTCAATTAATTATTTACGTTGATTTAATTGATTGTGCAAATTCTAATGTTTTAAATGTTTGTTCACAATATGATTCTTCTTGTCTAATATTACAAATTGTAATAAATTTAGTTGGTAACCATTCATCTTGTTGTTTATTTTTATTTGATAAATTATCTAAGAATTTTAAAATAGGTATCATCAAACAATTATTACTTGTATTTATATTTTTTTCTTCTTCTTGTGGTTTAATATAATATTTAGAAGTATCATATCTTTCTGAATTTTGTGATTGTAAATTAACTGGATATTGACGATAATTTTTTTTATTAAAATAATAAATTAAATGATTAATACTTTCATTAATATAAAAACTTTCTTTTATTATCTCAAAAATAGATTTTGGAGAATAACTACTTATTAAATCTTGACGCATAGTTATACTTATTTTTTCTTCACCACCTACAGGAGCCGGAGCCATTATACTTGCTAATTTTGTTTTAGTTGTATCTATAAATATATTAAATAAATCTAATGGTGATTCTTTACCAGCCATATCAACGATTGTTATAAATCCAGTTTTCCCATTGGTAAATGTAATTTCAAATACTAAATATAAATGTGATCTACTAGAAACAGGATTATTCGGTGTAGATTTAATACGATTATTATTTTTACGATAAGCCTCTATTATATCTGTTAAAGAATAAATATCTTCTATTTTTAAATTATTGATATCAATATAACTAGGAATTTCTTTTTTAAACGTTTCTGTTTCGTCTTTTGAAAAATCTTTTAATTGTGGTAATTTATTTATTAAATTATATATTTTACCAGTCATTTTATTAAAATTAATATTGACAAGATTCGAATATTGTTCAAATAAATATTTTAATTTAATATTACTTACATTTTGTAAATTATCTAACCCATAATGTAATACTCCTGGAATACCTTTTGTTCCCAATAAAGTTCTTGTTTTTCCTGTACCACTTATACCATATCCAAATAAAATAATAGAATATCCATTTTCCACCTGTTTAAAAGACGAATATAACCCTGGACTTATAGTTTCCGATGACTCTACAATTGATTCTAAATCAACTTTGGTTTTTGAAGTATTATATTTAGTTGAATCTAATTGCCCAGTATAAACATCCAAATTAGTAAATGTATCTTCATATATTCCATAAAATTCTCCAAATGTTTTTTTAACAGAATCTACACATCCTATAGTTAATAATTTTTGTTTTTTATTATCTATTTGTTCTATTAATATTGTATTTATTTTTTGTTCATCTCCTCCTAACGGTTTTATACGCACATAAACACGTACAGCACCAGATAAATCTTCATATATATTTGTTAATAAAGTGTCTTGATCTTTATATTTCTTTTGATTTAAATTCCAATAATCAAGTAAATTAGTTAATTCTTTACAAAAATTTTCAGGTACATATTCTCTAGTTGCTTTATTTTTTAAATACTCAATATTTGGACTACTCATATATTCTGATAAATTTAAAAAATTAATATGAACCAAAATTTCATCACGAACCTTTTCAAAATCTGTTTTTATCCTTTGTTTTATAGAATCATTTAAATGTGTAAATACACCTATATTATTATTTATAATATCCTTTAACCTTTCTATAATTTCTAATTTTCTATAAAATACATTGTTTAATGCTATAAAATTTTTAACTATAGAATAACAATTATCATAATCTACAATCTTTTCTATCTTGACACCACTATTTTCCTGTAATAATACTCTCAATTTTTCTAATTCATCTCTTAATTCAGCTATCGTCTTCTTATTTTCATTTGTAGTTTCTTCATTTGTATCTATCGTTTCTTTTTGACTTTTTATTTCAGATTCTAAACGCGATTTTGCGTCAGATAATTCTTTTTCATGTTCTATTCGTTCTTGTTCCAAACGTTTTATAATTTCTTCTTTTGTTGACAATTCAGATAATTGATTACTAATCGTCGTCTTTAACTCATTTTCAATATCAAACATATTTTGTTTTAACCTTTTAATTTCTTTATCATCTAAATCACTTTTTATAAAAGATTCTTCTAAATTCTTTTTAACTATTTTCAACTCTGATAATATTTTTATTTTATAATCATTCACATTAGATTTAACATTTCCAGACCAACTTAACCATTTTTCATTGTAATCCTTTATAGCATTTATAATTTCCTGTTTTTCTTTTAAAATTTTGTCTCTACATCTTTGTTTGTATCCACTTAATAACACAGCCTTCATTTCTGATTTACTTAATGATCTTTTTAAATCTTCTAATTCATCATTAATATTCCTTATATTTTCCTTTAATTTATTTATTTCAGATTCTCTTTCATTTATTTTTACATCACTTTCTGATATTAAATCTTTATTTTTTTCTAATTGTTGTAATCTATCCTTTTCATTTTCCATTAACATGTTTAATTTATCCTGCAATATCGTTCTTTCCTCAACACTTTTATCATAAATTTTTTTTAAATCATCTACTTCCATCTCCTTACCTTTAATATAACTCTTCATTTCTTCCTTATATTTATTTATACCAGCAATTATACTTTGATTCTGATCAACCAATTGCATTTTACACTGTTGCACATTTGATAATTGTTCCTCATATTGCGCCTTAATTTCATCTAACTTTTTTTGATACTCTTTTTCTATTAATAATACTTTATTAGTTTGACTATCAAAATAAACATCATACTCATCTTGCTTTGTTTTTAAATTCGATTCTAATTGTTTTATCGTTTTATTCAAGTCCTTAATAATTAAATTACGCTCATCTTCTGAAACTCTATTTATTTCTACTTTAACATCACTTTCTTTTTCTTTAACATCACTTTGTTTTTCTTTAACATCACTTTGTTTTTCTTTAACATCACTTTGTTTTTCTTTAACATCACTTTCTTTTTCTTTAACATCACTTTGTTTTTCTTTAACATCACTTTCTTTTTCTTCATTTTTATTTGAAAATATTCTAAGTATTCTGTCCTTATCTTTTTCTGTAAACCCTTTTAAAAATGGTAAAGATTCTATCAATTTTATAAAAGTTGTATTTGATAAATTATTTAAATCAATTGGCTTTATTAATTTGCACATCACTCCATTTTTATTAATAAAACCTATTACTAATTTATCATCTGTAATTATAAATCCTAAAGCCCTATTTAATGACTTTTCAAATTGTATTGGTTCAAATACAATCTTGGGATAATTTTTTTTTATATATTCTACAATAGATTTAGAATCCATTTTACTTATAATAAACTTTTAAAAAAATTTATTCTAAATACCCCAAAATTTTATCTTTATTATCAGTTACTATTTTTAATCCTATCCTAACTGAATCAATTTCATCACCCGTTTTTATTATTTTCTTTATAGTATCTTTTAACATAATTTTACAAGATCGATATTCTGCATCCCAAACTAAACCATATTTATCACAAGAAATACACCTATTCTCATTAATATCCCATTGAGATCCATCTAAACATTTAATTTGTTTAATTACAACTTCACTTTCTACAATTGGAGATTCAACTAATTTATCCTCCATTATTTTAATATCACCCGTTTTTATAAATTCAACCTCTGGTAAACTTTCTATATATTCATTCTCTATTTCATTTTCTACTAAAGTAGCATCTGACAAAATAGGACTCGCCTCTACTAAAGTAGGTGTAAGTGTAGGCTCTGATAGAGTAACATCTACTAAAGTAGGTGTAGGTGTAGGCTCTGATAGAGTAACATCTGATAAAGTAGGTGATAGACTAGGCGTAGATGTAGGCTCTACTAGAGTAGGTGTAGGCTCTGATAGACTAGGTGTAGAGGTAGGCTCCGATAAAGTAACATCTGATAAAGTAACATCTGATAAAGTAACATCTGATAAAGGTGATATTATATCTGATTCTGATTCTTGAGTTTTTAATAAACTTTCTGGAATAGATATTGTATCTGATTTTTCTATATCACGTTTTTGTTCTTTATATTTAATTTTTACTGGTTTATCAAAACGTTTAATTTGATTTGATGTATCTACTAATCCATATATATTTTCATTGTCTTTTATAATTCCAGCATAATCAAAATCTTTACTAATAGGTATTAATTTTTTAGGGATTAATTCTCCATTAACTATTTCTAATATATTTTGTATTTCTTCTTTGTTTATTTTTTTATTAACAGATACAAAATCATTTTGTAATGGATTAAAAATAATATTAATATCATCTATACGTTTTATTGGTTTGTCATATTTTATTTGATCTTCTACTATTTTCTGTTGTAAATTATCAATTTCTGGTAACTTATCAACTATATTTTTAAGATTATCATTCAAGTCCTTTACAATTGGAACTCGTTTAATATTTTTTATATTTTTTTGTAATTTATATTTTTTACCAGTTTTATCTATATATCCATTTAACTTTTTTTTATCACCAATAAAAGCTCTTATTGAACCTCTTTTATATGTTTTTGGTATATCTATAAAATTAGATGATGGATAAACTATATCAGGATATAATTTAAATAATTTATTAAAACATCTTTCAGCAGATTTAATATTATATAAACATTTATGTTTATCTATAACATATTTTTCCCGTTTTAACTTTTTAAAAATTTTAGCTGTAGATTTTATCATTCTACCTGTTAAAGGATTAATATAAAATCTTGGTGTTTCCATTATATTATCTATCTTAATAATATATAATATAATTTTTTTTTTTATTACTTACTTGTAACAATTTTTATATGGTCTACAACTAGAACGCTGTGAAAATCCCATTTTTTTACATGACATTTTTTTACAATAACTTTTACTCCATTTTCTTGGAAACTTAAATCCACCAGATAGTTTTTTTAAAGAACTTTTACGTTTACCAAGACTCCTTTTTTTAACAGAACTCTGTTTCCTAAATGTAAACTGATGATTTAAAAATTCTAAATCATTTTTAATTTTTCGTTTAATGTTTTTGTCTTTTGATTTTTCTAAAAATACAATTAATTGTTTTTTAATTGATGATAACGTGACTTTTTTATTAAATATTAATTCGTATAAAGTTTGACGTCTTTTTTTCTGAGCTTCATTAAATAATTTAATACTTATCATATAATTATACCTATAAAATAAATATAATTAAATTAATCAATCAAACAAACTGTTTCATTTATTTTTATGTTTTCAGTGTCTTCTATGTCCATTTCAATTGACGTAGATTCTTCGTTAAATATATAAGTAGAATCGTCATCATATATTTCACATTCAGTCTGATGATATTTTTCATAAAATTTTTTACTTTTTATCATGTGAATAGAATCTTTATATTTTTCAAATTCCGTTTTGTCTTCTTGTAATCTTCTAACTAAGTCCCATGTTCTTTTAATTTCATCTTTTACATTTGCAAACCACTGTTTACTTCTCGTAATTCTTTGATTATAATATTTTTTTACAAAAAAATAAATAGGAAAGATTTCATTTCTTTCAACAAGTAAATCATTTTTCCATTTAATATAACTTTCTGTTGTCGTTATTTCTAACGGAGGATAAATGAATTTAGGATCTGGTCCAGAATCTTTTATTTGAAAAATAATACCTTTTGCCTGATAATTTGGATCTACTGATTGATCAATAAATTGCTGTTCTGTTTCTAATTCATCTATTTCACACTCGAAAAAATCACAAAAATCCAAGTCACACGTTTCCATTTGTATCTGTGTCTGTATATAGTATTGAATAGGTATACATGTTTCGTCTATTTTTCTACTTTTTGGGCATTTTATTTCCAACATTATACCATCTGGTGTTATACCATCTGGACTAGCAGCAAGCCATTTTAATCTAGGATGAGATACTAATCCAAATTCTATAACAGTTGTATTATTTAATTGACAATATAATCTATTTGCAACTTCTTCATATTTTTTCCCCCATAAAGTATATATAGAATCCTTAAATACATTTTCACCATTAAATGCAGCACATTTCTTTATAATATAATCTTCTCGTGTTTCATAATGATTTAATTGTTCTGTATCTTTGTATTTAAAATTCGGAATATCGAATTCGTTAACATATGCTTCACAAGTAGATTTAGATTTATATAAACAACTAGCCGCCTCACTTGCTGTTATTCTAGTATTTCTAGATTTAAACCATTCCGCGGAGCGCTGGGGGGGCTGAGGCTTAGCAAGTAATATCTTAACTCTATTACGATACCATTTTAAGTCTCTATTACTCATGTATATATAATAAAACTTGTATTTAAATTCATTTTTTAAATAATAACGCAACCAACGACGTTGCAGGCGCGAGCCCTTTTTGATATTACTTTTTATAAAAGTAATTACGTTAAAAAAAATATTTTTTAAACTAAAGTTAATTAAAATGACATCAACTGAAACAAATAATTCTACATTTTTACAAACTGTAAATGATATTGAAACATATTTATCTGAAAATAAAGATTTAAAACAACTTTATGAAAGTGCTCAACAAATATTAACAAATGAAAAACGAATAGATAATGATAAGTATATAGAATGTATTAAAAGATGTAATGTTTTAATAAAATATTTAGATGAATTAAATCCTTTTGTTATAGATAGATATAAAGAAGAAATTAAAACTACATATTATATTAGTGCAGAATTATTAACAAGAACAGTAGGTCTTTATAATAATAGAAGTAATTTTAATACAAATGAAAAAAATACATTATATATTGTCATTGCTCATTTAAGAAAAACTTTAAATTTAGAACCATTTCATAAAAGTGCAAAGGAATTATTTAAATTAGTATTCTTGTATTTAACTATTTTTAACCCTAATGCTGAAGAAAATATTGCTCTTCTTAATCAAATTTTGGTAGTTGATCCTTGTGATTATCAATTACATTATAATCTTGGATTTATGTATCATAGAAATAATAAATTAGATAGTAGTGTATATCATTATAAATTAGCTATAGGCATCCTTGATTTATTATTAGCAAATTGTAAATTGGAAAATAAAAAAGAAGATGATCAAGTATCAAGTGTTTTAAAACAATTTAAAGTAAAATGTTTAAATGGTATTGGAAGTGTTTATTTTACAATTCAAGATAGAAACACAGCACTTTATTATTTTAATTTAGCATATGATATTGATCCTTTAGATCCAGATGTTAATAATCAAATTGGTGTTGTTTATACAGAATTAAGATTCACAGATAAAGCTATAGAACATTATATGAGAGGTATTGAAAATTATAAAAGAGCTCATATTTCTGTTGATAAAGATATGCTTATAGCAAGTATGTATATGAATATGGGTCTTGCAAAATGTTATGAATGTGATTTTATTGGTGCAATTGAAGGATATAATCAAGCTTTAAAATATAAACCGAGATTATCTTTAGCTTATCAAAATAAATTACTAGATTCTAATTATATTTCTCATTTAATTGAAGATCCAATGTATATTGCAAGAATTCATAAAGCAATTAACAAAATTTATCCTGTTGTAATAGATGATTATCGTGTAGGTTGCCCAGATTATAAAGTTAAAACGGAAATATTAAACTCTAAATCTAGAACAGATTTAATTAAATCAAATGTCAAAATTAATATAGGATTTGTTTCTGGAGATTTTATTTGTCATCCTGTTGCATATTTCCTTCATAGTATTTTGAAATACATTAATTATGATTTATTTAATGTTACATGTTATTCAGTTAAAATAGTAGAATTAAAAGGTATGTTTCCAAAATGCAATTGGGCTGTTGTTAAAAACTTATCAAATGAAGATTTTAAAAAGCGTATTCAAAAGGACAACATTGATATTTTGTTTGATATGTCTGCACATACTGGTGATAATAGATTAGACACATTTGTTTTAAAACCAGCACCAATTCAAATTAGTTATTGTGGATACCCAAATTCTAGTGGTATTCGATCAATGGATTATAGAATTACAGATAAATATTGTGATAGTGAACGATCACAAAAATATTATCAAGAAAAGTTTATTTTTATGGATAAAACATTTTTAGCATATACTCCAAGTATGGGTATTGAAAACATTCCAGAACTTACTGAACAACCACTTGTTAAGAATGGTTACATTACATTTGGAACATTTAATAGATATAATAAAATTAATTCAATGGTTATAGGTGTTTGGGAAAAAATTCTTAAAGCTATTCCTAATGCCAGATTTGTTATTAAAACTAAAGAATTTTTAACACCAAAATTAAGAAAACAATTTTTAGATACATTTAAAGATAAATCTGTCTTAGATAGAGTTATAATCTTACCATATTCTGATACTTACACAGAACATCTTCCAGATTATAATAAAATAGATATTGCTTTAGACTCATTTCCTTATTCAGGAACAACTACAAGTTGTGAAAGTTTAATGATGGGTGTACCTGTATTAACTATTTTCGATAATGTTAGACATTATCATTCACAAAATGTTACAACATCACTTATGAAAAATTGTGGATTAGATGAATACATCACGACATCTCAAGAAGAATATATTAATAAAGCTGTATATTTCTCTAAAAATTTAGATAAACTACACAATTTAAAAGCTGATGTAAGACAATCTTTTGTTAATAGTCCTATTTGTAATTACAACGAGTTTGTAAATGAATTTGAAGAAAAATTATACACCGTTTATAAAAAACACAAATGGTAAAATGGTAAACACAATATTTCTTATTATTACATAAATAAAAACAAAATTTTATTTATTTAATATTTATTACTATAAAAACCATAACAAATTCCATATAGAAAATATTTCCTTATTTTTCGTTTTATTTTGTAATTTATTTTTATTATTTCTCCACCACTTTTGAATAATTATTGCTGCATTTGTATGTTTTTTGCTTTGTATATTTCTCCACCACTTTTGAATAATTATTGCTGCAATTGTATCCTTTTTTTTAACATCTAATACATTGCAAACACGTATAAAATCAGACACTGACATATCTAAATTTAAATCATTATTAAAAAAAGTTTTAGGTTTTATATCTAATGTAGATGTAAAAGAAGATTTGTCTCCTCCGTAATATATTCCCATTTTTTAATTAATTTAATTAAATAAATAAATTAACTTTTATGTACGTAATTAAATTAATTACGTTTGGCATAATAAAAAAATATACATATAACATTAATGACATTTAGAGGTTGGGGTACTAGTTTAGCTTGGTGGGCAAACATTGATTACGATGACTTTACTAAAAATTTAATATGCGACCTTCTTTTTGATAAGGCTAACTTAGGACTTAATATAGTACGTTATAATATCGGTGGTGGGACTGATTCTAACAATCCAGATTTACATATGAGACGAGGAGGTATGGTAGCTTGTTTAAAAGATAACGGTTCAAAATATATCGATTTAAAAAATGATAAGATTCAAATAGACATTTTGTCAGAATCTATTAAACGTGGTGTTGATACTGTAGAACTTTTTGTAAATAGTCCTCCTTGGTGGATGACTAAAAATAAAAAAACATATTGTGATCGTCCTGGTATTTCAAATCTCTCTAGTGAAAATTACACAGAATATGCACAATTTTTAAGTGACGTCTATAATTATTTTATAAAATTATTTCCTGTGTGTTCTATAGATCCATTTAATGAACCTAGTAATCCATTTTGGACATATAATAGAACACAAGAAGGATGTTATTTTAGTTGGTTTTCTAGAAGAAAAATTATTAAAAAGTTAAAAGCCATAAATAACAATATTAATATATCAAGTTCTGATTCATTTTCTGTTGGATTTGCTTTATTATGGGAATTATGGTCTCCAAAAAAATTAATAAATCAGGTTAACGTTCATTCGTATAAATTAAATTATAAAAAATGGACATTATATTTAGATGATTGTAATATTATAAGAAAAATATTTAGAATGTTTGTAAAAAAAAACATTTGGATTTCAGAATATGGTTGTGGGGGGTCTAACAATTTAAAACTGTCACTAGAATTTGGTAAACATATTATTCGTGACTTGAAAACATTATCACCAGAAGCATGGATATATTGGCAAGCTGTAGAAAATTATAATGCTTGGGGTCTTATTGAATATGACTTAAACAATACAAAAGGCTCAAAAATAGTTATAACTAAAAAATATTGGGTATTTATGCATTTCACAAAAACATTAAATAGGGGTGATCAATATAAAGTTATAGATAATTCTACGTTGTATATTTACAATGAAAAACTTGATAAACACGCCTATATAATTATTAATGATTCATTAAAAACAATATCATTTAAACCTCATAAAAATAACTTGTGTCTCGATTATTTTATTCAAACTTCAGAATTTTATAATTATAAACAGTTTAATTTAAATCCTCTATTTCCAAATACAATAACAAGTATTTATTTTACTAAAAATTAAAACATATAAGTCCTATCTGTAATTATACCGAATTCTTTGATGAATTTGAAGAAAAATTATTTACAACTTACAAGAAACACAAATGGTAAATTTTAGTTAAATTGCATTTTTATTTTATAAAAACATTTTATAAAGTACATATATGAATCTAACTGAATTACGATCTTACAGATTAGATTTAGAAAATTTCCCATATTATAATAATAAAAGTACAGGTATGGCTTTATTTGATCTTACAATATCATTTATATCAGCATTTATATTAGAATATTATTTCAATTTATCAAAAAACATTCCGGTATGTAAAAATAAACAAATGGTTTATTATTTAGGTATAATTCCATTAGGTATAATCATACATCATATTGTAGCTCATTTACGTTCAAATGTTCTTTTTCCAGAAGAAATAACTTTTCTTAATAAGAAAATTTTCACACTTAAACCTAATATTTATCATTTGTTATTATTGATATTGATTATATACATTTTTAATTCATGTTAAATAAACATTTGTGATGAAATTTTTTAAAAATAATTGAATTTAAACATAACTTAATTATTTTTAACAGAATGCCAAAACGGATAGAAGACACATATCAAAAATTAACACAAAGAGAGCACGTTTTGTTACGTTCCGGTATGTATATAGGTTCAACTAAAAAACAAACAGAAGAACTATGGGTTGCAGATGAAAATTCAGATGGAAGTATACAAATGACTAAAAGAATAGTTGAATATTCACCTGGATTTATGAAAATCTTTGATGAAATTTTAACTAATGCTACGGATCATTCCTTTCGTGACCCAACAGTCAATACTATTAAAATAGATTACGACCAGTTGTCAGGAGAAATTAGTGTATGGAATAATGGTAAAGGTATTCCTGTTCAATTACACAAAGAACATAATATATATGTACCGGAACTAATATTTGGACAACTATTATCTGGAAGCAATTACGACGATAATGATACAAGAACTGGTGCGGGAACTAATGGTCTGGGGGCAAAGATTGTGGCGATTTATTCAAAAAAGTTTGTTGTAGAAACTATAGATAGTGATGAGAAACGACGTTTTATTCAAGAATTTACAAATAATATGTCTGAACGAAGTAAAGCTAAAATAACATCAAATTCAGGAAAAAGTTTTACAAAAATTACTTTTATTCCTGACTATTCTCGTTTTGAAATGTCAGGTTTAGAACACGATACTATTCTTCTTATTAGAAAAAGAGTTCTTGATTGTATTGCTTGTACTAATAATAATGTTCAAATATATTTAAATGGTCAGCGTTTACAAGGTAAAGGATTTTCTGATTATATTGGATATTTTTTCGAAAATGCAAAAATTATAAATGAATCTTACACTGATCGTATTAAATATAGTAATGGTAAAACTGTAGAATATACTTGGGAATATGCTATTGTACCTTATTCTCAGTATGAACAAGTATCATTTGTTAATGGTAACGCTACTATTCAAGGTGGTAAACATGTAGATTATATTCTTTATCAAATAATAAATCGTTATAAAAAAATGCTTGAAGATAAGAAAAAGTTAAAGGAATTAAAACCGAATTTTATCAAAGATAAATTTTTCTTATTTTTACGTTCTACTGTAGCAAATCCAAGTTTTAATAGTCAAACAAAAGAACAATTAACAACACCATCAAAAGATTTTGGTTGTATAATTACTGTCAGTGATCAATTTATTAATAAACTTTATAAAAGTTCTATTACCGATGAAATTGTAGAATTTTGTAAACTTAAAGAATCTTCTTCATTAAGTAAGATTACAGACGGTAAGAAAACTAACAAAATTTATATTCCAAAACTTGAAGATGCTCTGTGGGCTGGAACAGCTAAATCAGATCAGTGTACACTTATTTTAACGGAGGGTGATTCTGCTAAAACGTTTGCTATGTGGGGAAGGTCAGTGGTTGGACCTGAAAAATATGGTTGTTATCCATTACGTGGAAAATTCTTAAATTTACGTGATGCATCTATTTCTCAATTAATTGGCAATGAAGAAATTAATAACGTTAAACAAATTATAGGATTAAAACAAGACAAAGACTACAAAAATACATCTGACTTAAGATATGGTAAAGTTATGTTATTAACAGATAGTGATGTTGATGGAAGTCATATTAAGGCTTTACTTGTAAACTTTTTTCATTATTGGTGGCCAAGTTTAATAAAACTTGATTATATTCAAACATTAAGAACACCTATTGTAAAAGCTATTAAGGGTAAAAAGATAATGGAATTTTTTACTGAACAAGACTACCTTAAATGGAAAGAAACAGGTGTAAATTTGAATACATATCAAATTCGATATTTTAAAGGTTTAGGTACTTCAAAAAAAGATGATGCAAAAGAAACATTTCGACGTATTGATAATCTTAAAGTTGATTATTATTATAAAAATGAAAAATGTGACGAATCTATTCTTTTAGCATTTGATAAAGATAAAAATATTAAAATATCTAATACAGATACTATAAAATGTTCTGATAAACGTAAAGTTTGGCTAAGTAATTATGACAAGAATATTTATTTAGATATGAATCAAAAACGTGTAAGTTATCAAGATCTTATTAATAAAGAATTAATTCATTTTTCTATTTACGACAACTTACGTTCCATTCCAAGTTTATGCGATGGTTTAAAGCCTAGTCAAAGAAAAATATTGTATTATATGTTGAAAAAAAATAAGCGGGATCTTATTAAAGTAGCTCAATTGTCTGGTTATGTTTCTGCCGAAACAAGTTATCATCACGGTGAAGCTTCTCTTCAAGGTGCGATTGTTAACATGGCACAAAATTTTGTTGGATCTAATAATATTAATTTGTTGTATGGCGATGGAAATTTTGGATCAAGATATCAATGTGGAAAAGATGCTGCTAGTCCTAGATACATTTTTACACGTCTTTCAGATATAACACAAGATATGTTTAACCCTAATGACACACCTTTATTAACTTTTTTAAATGATGACGGAATGCTTATTGAACCAGAATGGTATTTACCTATCATCCCCATGGTTCTTGTAAATGGTTGCGAAGGTATCGGTACTGGTTATTCTACTTTTATTCCCAGTTTTAATCCTAAAGATATTATTACTAATTTAATTAAAATGATAGACGATGAAAATTATATACCTCAACCACTTAAACCTTATTTTAATGGCTTTAATGGAACTGTAGAAGAAATAGAAGAAGGATCATATATTACAAAAGGTAAATGGGAACGTCTTTCTGATAAACAAATTAAAATTACAGAAATTCCAGTTGGAATGGGAGTTACAACATATAAAGAATTTCTAGAATCATTTATTGAAACAAATAATATAAAAAAAACTAACGATAAAACATCAAAAATAAAAAAGAAATTTGAATTAAAAGATGTTCAAAATAAAACACGTGATGAAAATGATGATATTTGTTTTATTGTAGAATTTAAAAACAAACAATCATTAGATGATCTTATTGAAAATGGAAGTATTGAAAAAGAACTAAAGATTGTAAAATCTTTTAGTACAAACAATATGTATTTGTTTAACGAAAATCTCATTCTTACAAAATACAAAACACCTGTTGATATTTTACTTGAATTTTTTGATCTTAGACTTGAATATTATGTTAAAAGAAAAGAATATATCACAAAACGATTACAACGAGAATTGGAAATATTAACATCAAAAGCTAGATTTATTAAAGAATATATAAATGGTGATCTCGATATTAATAAACGATCCAAAGATTATATAATTTCTGTTTTAGAAAAACATGATTATCCAAAAGACGATTCGTCATATGATTATTTGCTTAGATTACCTATTTATTCATTAACTTCAGAAAAAATTAAAGAACTAGAAGAACAATGTCATAAAAAAGAAAAAGAACTGGCCTTTATCCTTTCTAAATCTCCTGAAGATTTATGGCGAATAGATTTAAATGACCTTTTAAAAAAATTAATTTAAAAACGTTAATTTAAACACGTTAATTTAAACACGTTAATTTAAACACGTTAATTTTAAAACGTTAATTTAAAAACATTTGTATTAATATTAATATAAATGTTTTATTCTTTAACTATCTTATTAATAGGAGTATATTTAGGTCAGGAATTCAATTTGCCAAACATCAAAGACTTAACTTTATCTGTAACTAATTCTTATAAAGAACAACCAGTAAATATACAGCCAGTAAATATACAAGTAAATTATATAGAACGTTTTTTTAATTTTATATTAAATAAACAAAAAGCATAAAATTAATTTAAAAATAAATATTTATTAATATTAAACAATCGCTTAATAATGATCAATTCGGATAAAAGACAAAAGATATACATTATAGACTTTCTTAATATATTTTCTGATTTTAGAGAAATTAAATATAAACGTGAAAATATAGATTTCCATGTTATTAAACATATTAACAAAATAAAAGATACATATGATTTTTTTAAATTATTTTTTACAAAATATATAGATCATGTAAATATTGATAAAAGTAGTCAATTTTATTTTGTCATGAAAAAATTAAATAATCTTGAAATTGTATTAAATAATATTATTAAAGGTTATAATACTTTTAATATAAAATTTATAATTATTCAAGATCAATATAATAACGTAATTTTAGATAAAAATAAAGATGATTTTTTATGTCAATATTTTTTTTATATTCTAAGTAAAAACAACGATTGTATATTAATATCAAATGATAAATATAGAGATAGACAAACATATATAAAATTATTTAACTTTGATATATATTTACAAGTAATAACTTTAAATAAAACTACTCAAACTATGGAAAAATCAACTTTAAAAATAGAATTAACACAAAAAATAAATGATAAAATTATATCACAAAAATACAATAGATGTACAATTCCAAAACAAAAATTAAACAATATCTTATAACGTTATAAATATAATGGTTTAAAAAAATTTTAAATAAAAAATCTTACCTATATATTCATAAAAATAACGTTTTGTCATTATTTTAAATAATTTTGGATTTACACTTTTTTTATTATCAAGATAATCTGAAAAATATTTAGATTTAATAATTTGATATAACATATACATACAATTTTTACTCCCATAAATCACATCATACATTTTATTTATATATATTATATTATTTTTTAAAGGATACATTATTTGTAATGTATTATATGCTTCAAAATATTTAGGATTAAAATGTATTATTATATCTAAATTGTTATTTGTTTCTGTTAAATTTTCTATTATATCATTATTTATATTAAAAATTATATCTAAATTCTGAATTATATTTTCATGAAAAAAATCACAATTTTCCTTTTTATTATTAACTTTTATTTCGTTATATATTTTATTTAATTTATTAATAGAATCAGGAAATTCTATTATGTCTCTTTGTTTTATAATCAAACTCATTTGATATTGTTTTATTAATAATTCTAATTTATCAATGTTTACAATTGTTTTAATATTGTTAAAACAAATCCCTATTTTTGGTAATATAAGCTTTAAATTTTTATGTATGTATATAATATATTCTGATTTTTCATCTTTTTCATTATAAAAATTATTAAATAAATTACATTTGAAATCTGTTTTAATATTAATATATGAAATAATATGATTAAATTGATAAATACTTTCTAATACTTGTTTATTATTAGTTATATTGATATTTAATACTAAATTATTTATATTTTGAATTTTATATTTGCTTATAATATCTAATAAACTTATTGTATAAACAGATTCTTTTGTAATATTAAAAAAATTAGTTCCATTTATTGATAAATCATTTTTATCTAGCCAATAATTATTATTTATTTTATCATAATACAATACAGTTTCTGATAAACTATTTTTGCTAACTAAAGCTTTTTTTATTAATATAATATTATTTAATTTCAATCGATTTATTTTATCTATTACAGCCTTTCTTGGTTCTACTAAAATAATTGTAGAATTATTATAATTTAATAAAGAATCTTGTATGTATCCATATATGATATTACAAGATTTTATATCATTTAACATAAAAATTAATTAATATTAATAAATAAATAAAATTAAAATTATTATCTAAATATAAGTTAAATGAATAAAGATATAAAAATACCAAGTATATCTAGTTTACACAATGAAAAATCTATTAAAGAAACATCTAAAATAGATATTTTTAATATAGTTTTAAATAAATGTGTAGAAAAAATAATTTTTACAAATAGAAACACTAATAAAACATTTATTATATTTGAAATACCTAAAATCCTTATAGGATATCCAAATTACGATATTAAAAATTGTATATTATTTCTTATTAATAGATTATCTGGTAAAGGATATCTTATTGAATTCATTGAACCATTTTATTTATATATTGATTGGGGTTCTAAACCAAAAACATTAGACAATGTTAAATTAAAAGATAATACATTATTTTCAATTCAAAAAAAACATTTATTTAATAAATACCCAGATTTAAGTAAATATTCAGATTCCAAAATAGAATTTGTAATCGATGATAGTTCCACGTCAAAACGAAATAAAAAAAATAAAAAAAGATATTAAATGAGTTTTTGGTCAAATAAACCATTACAACTTAATTCTAGTTTAAAAAATGATAATTCATATATACTAGATATTGATAACTTATTGTTATCTATTGATAAAGAAATTTCTAATAGTAAAACATGTTTAGATTATCATGTAATTACATCTCCTAATAATTTACTTAAATCTGAATTATTAGAATTCATAAACAATAATTACAAAGCGATCGATTCATCATTTACTTTAAATTACTCCTTATCACTTTTTAATTATTATATTACACAAAATACATTATGTATTTTATTTTATCCACATAAAAAAAAACCTGAAACAATAACCACACAAAATATGATAGGCTTTATATGTGGTCGTCCACAAATAATTTATGTTAAAGACGAATGTTCATTTAAACAACATCAAACAATAGATGTTAATTATTTATGTTTAATAAAACAACTTAGAAATTTACACGTCTCTAGTTATATTATTAATATTTTAACAAAACAATGTATTTTAAAATTTAATAATCAAATAAATTGCGCATTATATACAATTGGTGGTAACCCTATTAAAACACCACATTTTTCAAATAAAACCTTTTATCATAGACCTATAAATATCGAAAATTTGGTAAATTCAAAGTTACTTAATTTAAATCAACATACAACCGTTTTAAAACAAATGTTTGAAACATTTGATTTTGATAAAGATTTTTTAAAAAATTATAAATTTTTACATTTAACTAAAAATTATTTAAATAAAAATCAAGACATCTTAACAAATATAGTCGATTCTATTCATGATAAATTACTTAACATTAATCAAATTAATTATGATATTTTTGATTATAAATCAAAAGCTGATATTACAAATATACTATTAAATAAATCTTTTCATAATTTTATAATAATTAATCCTGAAACTAATGAAATTAAGGATTTTATTTGTTTATATAATTTACCTACAAAAAATACTAATAATAATATTGTTTCCAGAAACGGATATTTTTATATCTTTATGACTTTAGAAAACGACCAATATAAATTTAATTTAATAGAATATTTAAGCAAATATTGTTTCGAAAACGATTTATTTGATTTAATAACTGTAATGGATATAATGCAAAATGGATACCAAAAAACCCATTTTAAAATAATAAATACATCCACTCAATTATATTATTACATGTATAATCTTAAATTATCTTATATACAACCATTTAAAAACGGTTTAATTACTATTTAATTAATTTTAAAAAAAATAATTGTTTAATTATTATTTTTTTAAAAGTAATTGTATGGAAAAAGAATATTTAATAGTAGATAATCATTTGTCAAAAAACGGCGATTTAACTACTGAATTTAAAGAATCTGATGGAAAATTATTAGTTAAACAATTTTCAGGAATTAATACTGAGAATTTTATTATTAAAAAATTCAATAATAAACGTTTGGAATTTTCATTTTTTAAACTTAATGGAATATATTATATAAATATAAATGGTTTTCATATAATTGATTATAAACGTTTTATAAATATAGAACATATCATAAAAGAAGATGAAAACGTAAAGATAAAAAACCCATTAATTGGTGATATATTATTATTAAATTGTGATGTAGATATAGTTTATAAAGCACTTCAAATTATGGCCGATTGGATGAAAAGTAAAAAATCAATAGTTAGAGATTTTTTATATTTTTTATTTCATTAAAACAATATATAACATCAAAACTATTATTATAATAGCAAATTGAAATGTATATAATGTTTTTTTATAACCTTGATCATCATATCCTAAACCATATATTCTTGTCTTACCATTTGGTTTAAAAAATATATTTGGCTTTAAAAGATATATTATTAAAATAATACCTACTAAATATGGAATTAACATTTTTACTTTTTCTGATAAAACAATCATATTATTATTTATTTAAATTACTTATATTTTAACAAGAAAAATAAATTATTTTAATTAATTTAAAAAAATAAAATTTAATTTATATATGAATCTACCACAACAACCTGGTCTTAATCGACGGTTAGCTTATTCTAATTACATACGACAAACACATCGTAATTTAAATCGTAATTTAAATCGTAATTTTAGTGATAATTTTAATGCTTTAAGTATTTTAAATATTTATCAGCCATATAAACGAGGATTATATTTAAATGACTTATTTCAAAATTCACATATTTCATTACGATATATTTTCGTTTGTTCTATTTGTCAAGAAGAAGAAAAAGATAATTTTGATATAAATATAGTTAGAAAATTAAACTGTAACCATGAATTTCATATATATTGTATAGATAAATGGTTATCTAAAGAAACTACTTGTCCAATTTGTAGAAAAAATTTATCAAATTAAAAAAATTGAATTAAAATTATATTAATTTATATTTGACTAATTTTGGCTAAATTAATATGAAAAGTGTTTATACTAAAACTTTAGGGGAAGGCGGATTTGGTAAATTACAATTATATAAATGTAAACGATTTTGTGAAAATTATAATTGTAATAAATGTGTTGTAGTTAAAACTATGAAAAAAGATATGCATAATTTTGAAAATAATAAAAATTTCTTTATAAATCATTTTAATAATGAATTTTACATGACAATTAATTTAAATCACCCTAATATTCGAAAAACTTTAAGTATTGATAAAAAAAATAATTCTATAGTATTTGAATATTGTCACGGAATTGACTTACTTGATTATGTCGAACAATATAAAGGAAATATTAAATTCCTATTACATTTATATTCACAAATCTTAGATGGAGTAGAATATCTTCACAGTAATAACATTGCACATTTAGATTTAAAATTAGAAAATATTATGGTATACAATAATCATATTAAAATTATAGATTTCGGAGAATCAATTATGTATAAAATTAATGGAAAAGAAATATTTTATAAAGGAATTCATGGTACAGATTCTTATATGCCTCCTGAAATGATTAAAAGATTACCTTATAAACCACATAAAGCAGATATCTGGAGTTGTGGTATTCTTTTATATAACATTATTCATCCTTATCCACCTTGGGAATATGCTAATTCTAAAACTGATGCATTATATGCTAGATTTAAATATTCTTTAGAAGATTATAATATATTAGATGAAAAAATCTTTAATTTAGATAAAAATATTTTTTCTAAAAATGAACAAAAAATAATAATGACAATATTTAAATATACATTACAAATTAACCCAACATCACGTAAATCTATATCATATTTAAAATCTATTTTTAATTTAATAGATTGGGAAACCAATAATACAAATTCCGTTTTGCAAACTAAAAATATTTTACATAAAAAATTTAAATCTATGACTAATTAATTTTATAACAAAATATCTTTTACTTTTATTAAAACTTATTTTATTTTTTATATTATATAGTGTAATGGATACCAAACAATTTATTTACGATCAAAATAAACCACTTTTTCATCCAGAATTGTATGAAAAATCTTTTGATTTACCAGGAGATAAACGTACTTTATTAACTATCACCGAAGAACGAAGTAAACGATTACCTTCTACACAAGTTGACAGCTTAAAATCACCTGGTAAATTTAATTTAACCCCTGATGATAAACAATTATCAAGTAGTAATACTAGATTTTTATTTAAAAATTTATATAGTGAAACTCCATTAACCCGTTTATTTTTTTCTGATACAAATATTAGAAATATTCAAAATTTAATTAAATTAAATGTATATAAACAAAATAAATATGTTATAGACTATCAATCTAACAATGAACTAATGACAGTAATGAGAAGTATCTTTATAGAATACAGCGCACATCCTCCTTTAATTAATGAAAATATGCCAGAAAACGAACTTAAATTACTACTTGAAAAATATACAAAAGAAGTCGATAGATTAAATCAAATTATTGTTCAAGAAATAGTTCCAAAAATCGTTTCTCAAATTCAACAATATCTAGATTATCTTAGAGATGCTAGTCAACAACCTTATTATATGGATAAACCTAAAAATGAAAGTGTAAAGGGACAAAAACAATATCGCAGTGTTACACAAGTTTTAGCTGGTGGACAATTTTAATTTAACATTAAATAATATAATTATTATATTATTTAATTATTTATAAAGCTTTAGCTTTTGTAGTATATTCGTAATGTATAATTTGTTTACCTCTAGTTATATCCCTTGGATCCTTTATTTTTGATACTCTGTATTTAAAAGTTTTTCCAGATGAATTTTGTGTAGTTTCTTTTATATGTATTTCCAATGAAAAAGCACCTTTTGTCTTGTGTTGTCTGTAATATTGTGAAAATGCTTTCTTTGCAGCTGAACTAGGTATTTTACTAATATATCTACCACCATCTGTTTTAATTGAACGTCCTGATTTTTTTATTGATGTAACTGTAAATGATCTATCACCACTTTCCATTATATATTATACAATAAAAAATTATTTTGTATTTATAATTTTTTGTTTAAAAATAATTAAATTAATTTAACCGATTGCAATCCAATAAAAGTGTTCACTAACAGCTTCTCCTCCATAACCATTAGCAAATCTATAAAATGTTTTTCTATAACTAAATCCGGTTGTCGATATACTTGTTATTTGAACACCAAATACACTACCATTATCATTTTGAGATATAGATGCTACGACAACAGGTATATTAGTAAATGTAAATGGGAAACTAGTAGTTCCTGTAGCAGCCCCACCTCCTTGAATTCCACTAGCGAATTGTTTTGCACCACCCCCAGCGTTCATTTCAATAGAATTCGTCCGTGTATTTCCAATTACATGTAAATTAGCACTAGGAGCAGCTGTACCAATACCTACATTACCAGCTGGTGTAATACGCATTCTTTCAGTCAGTGATGTAGCAAACCCAACAGAACCACTAGCACCATTTGTCCATACAGTTACATCATTTCCATCTGTCAATGTACTAATAGATGCATTTCTCCCCACACCATGACTTGAATTTCCGAAATAAATTTTTCCGCTACCAAGCGAAGTATCTCTTATTTGAAGTATTGGCGAACTACTTACTATATCTAAAATTGAACTAGGTGCAGTTGTACCAATACCTACATTTCCTGCTCCATTTACTGCTACTGTTGGTGTACTATGCACTCCTAATCCTATGTAATTAGACGTTGATCCATCTGCAACGTGTTTATATATTATTTCAGCTTGATTATATGTACCATTAGCTTTACCAAAAGTGATATACCTAGAACCATTATTTGGCATTGTAGAATCCAAAGCTGATATCAATCTACCCCCATCTATATCTGCACTACTACCAATTAAAACACCTCTAGTAGTATTAATTCTAGTTGTACCATTGATATCTAATGTATAAGAAGGTGCAGTAGTACCAATACCTACATTTCCACCAGTATTAATTGTAAATCTAGTAGGAGCTGATGCATTATTTGTAAATTGATTTCCTCCAGGCTGACCACCTTTTATTTTAAATGATGTATCTGTATCTAAACCAAATGACCATCCTAAAATAGAATTATCATTAACGTAGTATGAAGCAACAGTTACTGCACTGGTTTGAACCGCGACATAATTTCTAGATTTGATTATACCATTAACATCCAATGTAGTCCCTGGACTAGTAGTACCAATACCTACATTACCACCTGTAGTATAAATTGCTCCAACTGTATTTGAATTCCCTATAGCAGCTAAATTTGTAGTTATTCTTGCAATTCCAGCTGTTAGATTCGTATCCATTAGATTAGTGGCAGTAATATTCACAACTGTAAGAGTACCGGCAACATTTAAATTTCCAGAAAGGGATAACGATCCTCCAGTAAATGTTGTTCCGGAAATAGTTCCTCCAGAAATATTTGTCCCAACAACGTTTGATGATGTTATATTTGAAATAGTTGCTGTACCAGAGCTAATGTATAGAGTTTTAGCAATAGTAACACCTCCAGCTACATATAAAGCACCATTATTCACACCAATATTTACGTCTTGTGTATTTAATATTTGCATAGTATTTGTAATTAATGTACCTTGGGTTTCTAAACCACTTCTATCATAAGTACCAGTATTTGTTATTTCATTAACGTGATATCTTAGTAAACTACTAGTATAATTTGTAATGTTCGTTGATGTATATTGGATTTGACCAAGTGAAGTTATAGTAAAATTAAATCCTGAAATGTCACCCATACTTGATACTAATAATTCCCAACCACTATCCTTTTGATTGCCTTCTAAAGTAAAATATTCATATAAATTTCCTCCAACAGTACGAGTTATACTTGCAGTTAAATTTATAATAAAAGATCTAATATCTGAATTATTAAAATATAGTCCTGTTACATTAGTCGACGTTGGTATATTATTACTAGGTGTAAAAGATCCAGAAAACATATTAGATACACCTAAATTAATACTATTTGCAATTATATTTCCAGCTGTTGTTGCACTTCCACCACCACCACCACCTAAAGATCCCCATAGATTTCCAGAACCATATCCTTCAAATTGTTCTAATTCTGAATTATATCTTATAAAACCTTGTTCTGCAGATACAGGACGTTGATCTGTTGTTCCTTTAGGAATTTTTAACGTTTGACTATCTATATAAACATTTCCTAAAATAGATATTTTGCCACTATATTCAGCAGATAATACATTACCGAATTGTGAATTTGCTATTGCAAAATTTCCAGAACTAACTGAATTGACATTTTGTCCTAAAGTCCACGAAGATCCTGTGTTGCTTGTTGATGTAAAATTATTTTTACTATAAAAACTAATACTTGTTTCAGATCGATCTGTTGTTGGTGATAATTTAATTTGTGGTGATAGATCACTTCGTGATAATATATTACTATTAACACCTAAACCTCCATATAATACTACACTTGCAGTATCTGAACTTGTAGCTGAAGTAGAATCTAATATTTTAAATTTACCACCAATATACACATCTTTACCAATTGCTGCACCACCAGCTATACTTAACCCACCACCAGCTGTAACACTTGTAGCATTTACAGAATTGTAAATACCTAAACCACCAGTTAAAACAATAGCTCCAGATGAATAACTTGTACTAGGGTTAGAACTACTAAAATTTAAATTACCAGTACTTGTAGTTGTAAGACTTAATGATCCTAATATATATACACTACCAGTGACACCTATTCCACCAGAAACTGTTAATGCACCAGTTGTTGCATTAGTACTCTCTGTTCCACTTGATAAAATTACATTGTTTGTAAAAGTAGAACTAGTGTCATTTATAATTAATCTACTAGTTATACCATCAGGTAAAACATTTAAAGTTCCACTGTTTAATATTTGAAAACGCATTTTATCATCGGCTGTAAATAAATTAATTGTTCCATTAGAAGTATTTCCAGCATACAAATTTAATTTTCCATTATTACTCGATGAACTTTCATTTCCATATAAAATTATACGACTTCCTGTTGAATTTAAAGATGATGTCCCTGATAATCCTAAATAACCATCATTACTTCCTGTTGTTGTATTTATACCTATAAAATTATTTTTATTTAATGTCAATGCTGCATTCATATTTGTTGTTGTATTAAATCCTATACCAATTTTAGATCCTATTATAACTCCACTCACGTTTCCATTAACATTTAAAAATGTATAACTATTATTCGATTCACTATTTAAGACCAAGTTGCCAAATGCTGAATTTATTTTAACATTATTTACATTATCCAACGATATAATATTTGCACGTGATGTACCAGTTATATCTAACCATTTTAAATATTTATTATTATCTATTGTTAAGTTATCTTTAAAATTATATGAACTAGACATCTATTATAAATAATAAAGAAAATAATAATATCATGTAAAATTAATTGTTAATTAATTAATTAAAATTTATTTCTATAAAAAAATTATGTTTATATATTATAAAATATTAATATGAATACTCAAATGTTTTTAACAGCTATTTCTTTATTACTTGTTGGAATTCTTTCGATTGCTACATCATCTATTGCTATCGAATGTTATAACACCAATGAACAAATGAAATCAGAGAAAAAAGATAATTACAACTTTGTAATTGTTAACTTAACTTTTGCAATCATAATGGTTTTAGTTTCATTTGCAAGCGCATATTTCGCAATTTCAGGATAATCATTACATGATAATTAATTATTTTTTAAATTAAATAACTTTAATTTAAAAACAAAAAATTTATAAGATATATAATGTCAAGGCGAATTTTTGAAATTAAAACTTTAAAAAGTGTTATTGTTAAAAATTTATTTGAAGTAATTAAACCATATATTAAAGAAACCAATATACTTATAAATAAAGATTGTATAAAAATTTCTACAATGGATACATCAAAAGTTTCATTAACATATGTAAAATTAGATGCAGATAAATTTGAAAGTTATAATTGTTCAAAAGCTGTTGTAATCGGTATTGATACAAACACATTTTTTAAAACTATAAAATCTGCTAATAGAAGAGAAACTATTACATTATATATGAATGAAAATGAAGAAGATAAACTAGGAATAGAACTAGCTGATCCATTTATGGGTAAAGTTAAAGATTATAAAATACCATTATTAGTATTAGATGATAAAGTTATTAATATATCAGAAATGTCGTTTGATTATGTAATCAATATGCCCTCAGTTCAATTTCAACAAATTATTAAAGATATACAATTATTAGAAGGTAAAGTTGTAGAAATAAAAAGTATTGACAAACAATTAATTTTTAGTTGCGAAGATGGCTTAGCTAGCTTTAAAACTGCTATAAGTGAAATAGATGATAATTTAAACAAGGATCAAAAAGCTTTATTGCAACAAAACGGAGAAGATATTAGATCTATTAAATTTGAAAAAACACATGATAAAATAGTTCAAGGTAAATTTAAATTAAGTCATCTTATGAATTTTATTAAAGCATCACATTTATGTGAAAATATGAATATCTTATTAACAAACGATAAACCCTTAATTTTAGAATACTTTGTGGCAGATCTTGGTATATTACGTTTTTTGTTGATGAGCCATATAGATTAATTGTCAAAATCAAACCATGAAACAACGTATTTTAACACTTTTATTTTATTTGCCTCGATAACATTTTTTATTTAATAACCTTACAATTCCGATTTATGCTAATTTAAAGATAATAATTTATGTAGTTTAAAAAATAATTTATTTATTTATTTATTTAATTAATTAATTTAAATAATGTTAATTGTTTTTGTTTAAAATTAACATTTATATTATTGTAAAAATATATAATATGAATGACTCTGATAAAAAAACATTTAGTTCAATAAAAAGTGCAAAATCTTCAAATTCAAAACGTTCGCAATCTAAAAGTAAATTAGAAAAAGTTGATATAGAATCCGAAGATATTTCATTATCTCAATTAGAATTAATGGCAAATAAAAAAAAAGTAAATAAACCAGTAAATGATATATCAGAAAAAATATCTAAAAGTGAACATGATTTTAAGAAAAGCGAGACATCGTCATCTAATAGTTCATCAAGTTCTTTAGATAATATAAGAGATAAACGTAGAAAAGAAAGATATATAACAAAAGAAAACAAAAATGATATGATAAGGCAAGAGAAAAGTGAATTGTTATTTAAGTTTAATAAATTAAACATTAAGGGTCAATGGAGTTCTTTACGTTTGGATATGAATAGTAGTCTAGATGAAATTAAAAACGAATACGAAAGAGTACGTAATGAAATTCAAACTGAACGTTCTGTTGCATTTTTTAAAAGAATGTTATTATTGGGTGTTCAAGGTATAGAGATGATGAATACTAAATTTGATCCATTAGGTGTTGATTTAGATGGATGGAGTGAAGCTATGGGATATTCTATGGAAAATCAAGAATATGATGAAGTAATGGCTGAATTATATGAGAAATATAAAGGTAGAGGTCAAATGTCACCAGAAATGAGACTAATCTTTATGATAATTAGTTCAGCTACAATGTTTACTATTTCTAAAAAAATAACTAAAATGGATAGTGGTAACCCATTTAAATCATTTATAGGAGGTTTTATGAATAATCAACAACAACCTAAAACTACATATATACCAAATCCAAACGATTTAAGAAATGATAATATATCAGATACATCTGATGATAATATGCCTTCTCGTATAAACGGTCCTAATTCTCAATATATTAATGGTGATGAAATAGATATTAATAATATTTTAAAAACTATGAATGAAAGAAAATTAGAAAAACAACATCAATCAGAAATATCGGAAGATCTTTTTAAAAATATTCCGATAAATAATAAAACAAAACGTAAAGGGCGTCCAAAAAAAGTAAATAATAGTATACGTATGCAATAATATAATATAATTTTAATTAATATTTTTAGTTTAATTAATATTTTTAGTTTAATTAATATTTTTAAGTGTTTCATTTTTTTTTTTTATACGTTCATCAACTAATGTAAACACAGTTTTTGATAAAAATGCAGTAGTTATAACATTTGGGTCTATATTAGTTATTTTTGCGCCAAATATCATAGAAATATAAAAAGCTGTAAACATTGTTATATTTTTTAAATTTGTATCATTTGTTTTAGTAAATTCAAAATATAATATAGCTATAAAAATACCTTTTATTAAATAATCTATCATCTTAATATTATATATGAAAAAAAGTTTAAGTAATTTAAAATGTTAAAATAAATTAATTAAAGAATTTAATATAAACTTTTTTTCAAATCTTATATTAAGAGAATGAGTTATTCATATTTAAAAAATGTTTTTCCTAAATTTGAAGATTCAACAAAAGTATACAATAGTAGTTTATATACAAATATTAGTACATGCGAATCATCTATACCATTACCAAAAAATATAAATGAAAATATAAATGAAAATATAAATGAAAATATAAATGATAATATAAATCAAATTAAAAATAATAAACATCAAGATAATATTGATTTACCACAAAAAACATTATTAGAAAGTTTTAATCCAGAAACATTTATAACTAATAAAAAATCATCTGACAATTTAAAATTTTATAATTTACCTTATGTATCTCATAAAAATACAATAGAAAAATTTGAAGACACTACTATTACAAAATTAGATTGTGATTTATATATTAAACATATAAATGAATGTAATAAATGTAAATCTATTTGTTTAAAACAATTTGGTATAGAAACAGATAGAATAAAAAATGAAGAAATAATGGAAATTATTTCTTATATTGTTTTTGGATTATTTATATTACTGTTAATTGATTATTTAAAAACTTCTAAATAATTACTTTTAAAAAAAGTAGCGTAGCTTCAAAAAGGTGAGCCCCTTTTGACATTACTTTTTTTAAAAGTAATACGTATATTAATAAATAATAATTTATTAAAATTTATTAATATTAAAATGGATATAGATGAAAATGACTTGTTGTTTAGTAATGAATACATTCCTTATCCTGAAATAGAAAAAGAAGTATCATCTGAATCAAATGAAGAATTTAAAAAATTTTACGAAAAAGAACAAAGTTTACAAGAAGAAAAAAACATACGTGAAAATTTAGAACGAATATCAATTAAAAACTTTAGTTTAGATGATGAAACAGATGATATTATAAATACAAATAAATTTGAATTACAAAATTTAGACACAAATAATAATTCAAATACAACTGGTAATTTTAAAAGAAGAATAAAAGAAGTTATAACATATATTAGTGTAGATTCTAGAGATCGAAAAAAGTCATTATACTCTAAAGCTAGTTATTTTAAAATTTTTTTAGGTAAAACATTTTATAACGTTAAAAGTATTAAATTATCTAGTATGGAATTTCCAAATACAAATGCTGTTATAAATTCAAATAATAATAAAATATATTGGAGAAATAAAGAAGATATTGATATAGATAAAATTAATGATATAACACAACAATATCCTATTTATAGTAGTACTCTTAGAATAGGTAGTTATGTTGCTACATCTTTACAAACAGAAATATTTAATAAATTATCATTAGTAAAAAGAGAGGATGGTGATTCTGAAAATTTTCATTATTTTATTGTAAATTTAGATTTAGACACTGATATAGTAACATTTACATCACTTATTTTATCTCAATTACAAATTAATCCATTATCAACACTTTCTGGATCAGGTCTAATTACAGTAAAACATCCAAATCATGGATTAAAAGACGGCGACCAAATTTATTTAGTTGGAGCACAAACAATAGCTGGAATAACTGGTCAATATTTAAATACAATACATACTATAAATGTAACTGACCAAGATAACTATACATTTGAAGTTATCATTAAAGCAGCTGTTCAAGTATCACTTGGAGGTGGTAATATAGTAAAATCTGGAAAAATAGCACCTTTTCAACTCCTATTTGGTGATTATCCTAACACAGTTGCTCAAAATATAGGTTTCCCCTTAGAAAATAGTTCACAATTAATTAAGACATACATTAAATCAATTGATACAATTTATCAAGTTTTAATTACAACTACAGAACCACATCGTTTAATTAACACATTTGATAATTTAGGTCAAACTTGTACTATAACTGGATCAGGAACCACACCAAATATAGATGGGTCCACTAGAATTATAACTAAAATAATTAACCAGTATAGTTTTTTAATTTTAGTAAATGAATCTTTATCGATTATTAATCTGATTAATCCTACTATAGAATTTAATTTCCCACCTCATAGTGGTATTTTAAATATAAATTCTATTTCTAATTATAATTTTAATACAGTAATTGTAACAACTTTCACTGATCATAATTATGATGTTTCGTATATTGGATCACCTGTTACTTTATACGAAACAAAAACAGTACCCGTTTTAGATAATACACATAAAATAGATGGTGTTTTTGCACAAGACAGTTTTACTATAATAGAGACTATTTTACAAGATTATAATACTAATACAATTGGAGAAGGAGGATATATATCAAGAAATCATCCTATAACTACACATACCGTAGATATTACTAGTATAACTTCTGGGTCAACTACTATACTTGAATGTCCTAATCATAACTTAAGACCAAATGATCAAATACAAATTAATAATATAATATCCAATCCAAATATTAATGGAAGGTATACTATTCATACAACACCTACTCCTGATCTTATTACAATAAATTATCCTACAACTAATGCACAAATATCAATAGATAATGAGAATAGGTCATATATTGGAACTGGTTTATATACAGTTTCTTTTCCAAATCATAATTTCAATAATATAATAAGTATTCAAAATACAACAGGATACCCATCTGGATTTACATTTGGTAATTTATTCACTGTACAAACACAATCACCAATTATTACTTCCATAACAAATGGATCAATAATACGTTTTTCACAGACGCAAACATCTGCAAATGTTAATTTAAATACTGGACATAAAGTTGATAGTGTAATAGATTCTGATGAATTTATAATAGGAACAACAAATGGCTCACAATTAACTTCACCAATTACATCTGGTATTATTGGTTTTGATCAAAATTTTAAATTATACAATATAAAAGACGTAGGTGGTGTTAATGGAGAAAATATTAATAATAAAAATTTTTCAGTAAGAAATATTATAGATGAAAATTCTTTTACTTTTTATACAAACGATTTTTTAACTAATAGTGCAGAATCTGGAGGTGGTAATTCTGCTCATATAAGTAGTTTAATTCATGGTTTTAGTGGTATACAACAAAATACTAAAGACAATATCTTAAATAGATCTATTAATTTACAAGGTGAAAATTATAGTTTTTTATGTTGTCCACAACTTTCTACTATGATGAATACTGGAGATGTCAAAAATGTTTTTGCAAGAATTATTTTAGATCAATCTCCAGGTAGCATGGTTTTTTCTTATTTAAGTAATCCAAAAATATTTGATAAAACACCTTTAGATAAATTAGATGAATTAGAATTTTCAATACAAAATCACGATGGTACTTTATACGAATTCAATGACCTAGATTATTCATTTACATTACAAATCACTGAAAATATAGATGTTACTGACAGCTTTAATGTATCAAGTAAAAGAGGTATCGTTGATAATTAATATTTTTATTATGATATTTATATATATACAATGAACGATTTTCTTAAAATAAACGAAATAATAAATCTTTTAAAAGTAAATGAAAAAAATGAAATAAATCAATTTAAAAAACAATTAGAACAACAATTATCCCATAATGAATCTAATAACGAATCAAATGAAACTCTTAATAAAGTATCAAGTAACACTAAACAATCTGATAATAAAAATACCGATACAATATCTGATAAAGAAAGCGTATCAGAACATTTTGAAACTATAGAAAATAATTTATCAAATGAAAATAATTCAATTGAAACAACAGAAGAAATATCTGAAAAAATATCTAAAAAAATATCTGAAGAATCAAATCATAATAATATTCAAAAAACTATAAGTACTAATACACAAACGGAATTTAATACAAATGAAATACAAAACAATGAAATACAAAACAATGAAATACAAAACAATGAAATACAAAACAATGAAATACAAAATAATTCAATTAAAATAGATATAGGATTTGTTTTATTTTGTTTTGATCATCGTTTTATAAATAATATGCACGAATTATTACGTAGGGATCAAACAATTAAATCATTTAATTACTTCTCTTTAGCTGGTGGTAGTTTAGGATTTTTAAAAAATGAATTAGGATGTTGGGATAAAACTTGTATAGATCATATTGAATTAGCACAAAAAATCTATAATATTAAAAAAATAATTATAATAGATCATGAAGATTGCGAAATGTATAAAGATTATTACAAAGATTTAAAAAAACATCCAAAAAGAGAAAAAAAACATCACATTAATAATTTAACTGAATTAATGGAAATTTTTGAAAAACAATTCCAATTAACTGTAGATGCATTTATATTAAATCTCGACGGATCATTTATTAAAATTTAGTAACAATAAAATAAATTTAGTAACAATAAAATAAAAATGAAAAATTTTTATTTTATTAATTAGTATATGTCAGAATCTAATATTCCTATTCCAGATGGTTCGTATTTATCTAAAAGAGGTTATGTTATTAGAAAAGATTCTATTTCTGATAAAGAATTAAAATTTCTAAAAACAACTTTAGTTGCACGTCCATTACAAGATGATAAATATACTTTTTTTAATAAACAAGACAATTCTTTTCCAATTTATATTGAAACAAAAAATAAAATTTATATTCCAAAAATGTTTGGTATTAATCGTTATGGATTTCCAGAACGTTTAATGCCCAATTATACAGGAATTATGTGGGATAAAGAAATAAAGTTTACTGGAAATTTATATCCAATTCAACAACAAGCTGTATCAAAATTAGTAAATGAACTAAAAAATGGTAAAACTGGTGGTATCCTAGCTCTTGCTACAGGACTCGGCAAAAGTATTTCTGCACTAAATATTTTATCACAAATTCGAGGCAAAACGTTAGTTGTAGTTAATAAAATACCATTAATGAAACAGTGGGAATCAGAAATTAAAAATTTTTTACCCGATGCTGAAATAGGATTTATTCAAGGTCAAAAAAATGTATCTGTAGATAATAAAGACATAATAATAGCAATGTTACAAAGTTTAGCAAGAATAGATTATCCAGATTCACTTTTTGAAACCATAAATACGGTAATAATCGATGAAATTCATAATTTGTCCAGTCGAGTATTTTCTCAAGTATTATCTAAATTATCTTGTCAATATACTATAGGGTTATCGGCAACACCAAAACGTTCAGATGGTTGCGAATATGTATTTAAACATCATATAGGAGATATAGTTTATGAATCTTTGGTTACAAGATCAGGATTAAATCCAATTATAAGAACAATAAAAATAGATTCAGATGAATATAAAGAAATTTCTACAATTAATCAAATCACAGGTCAAAATCAAATACAATTTACAAGTATGATATCAGAATTAATTACAATGGAAAAAAGAAATAAACTTATAATTGAATTAATTAAACATCTTGCTATTAATGGAAATAGAAGATTACTAATCTTAAGTGACCGTCGTGATCATCTAAAAATGCTAAAAACACAATTAGATAACGATCTTGAAATTACATTTACATATGGTTTATTTTTAGGTCAAATGAAATATAAAGATTTAGAAAGATCTAAATCAAGTCAAGTTATTTTAGCAACATTTAGTGCATTTGGAGAAGGAGTTTCTGAAAAAGATTTAGATACATTAATTTTAATAACACCTAAAAAATTTATAGGACACCTAAAAAATTCAATTAAAAATGAAAGTGGACGTTTAGAACAAATTGTAGGTAGAATTTTTAGAAAAGAACACGTTGAAAAAAACCCACTTATTGTCGACTTACAAGATAATTTCTCAGTTTATAAAACACAAAATGCTGGAAGAAATGTTTTTTATAAACAACATTTTAAAAATGCAGTTTTCGAAAATCATAATATAAATTTAGATAATTATGATTTAGATAAAATATCAGTCGATTGTATAGAGAAACGGAGTAAACGATTAGTTAAAAAACAAGATGAAGAAAATACAAAAGAAATGTCTGAAAATTTAAAAAAATGTTGTATAATAGAAGACTAATCAAATTAAATTAAATTAGAAATAGATTTAAAGTACTTATCTAATATATCCATTAGTAATAACGTTTTTGAAAACCCTATAGTTTTTGTTATTTCAAAAGTTACAACTGAATATTCTTTAAATATTTCTTGACGTTTTTGTGCCAATTTTGAAAGATCTGTATCTTTTAAAATACCATTTGAAACGTTTTCTAGTTCTTTATGATATTCATTTGTTATCATTAAATTATCATATGTATTATCTCCATAATTTGTTATAAATAAATCCTTTACTTTTTTATCATATTGATTTAATTTTCTAGAAATTGTATATAATTCAGGATAGTCTAATTGAATTTTATTAACTTGATTATTCATATATATAATTAAATAATATTATTATATTATTTAATTTCAATTATTTTAAACAAAAATATTTATTTTGTAAATTCTCCTAAAGTATTTTGACCTTCAGATGGTTCAACCTTTGACATATCATAACGTCTTACTGGATAACATTCTGCTGGCTCAGAAACAACAGCTACTGCCTTAGGTGCTTCAGTTACAGCAGCAACAACTGGTGCAGCAACAACTGGTGCAGCAACAACTGGTGCTTCCATAACTGGTGCTTCCATAACTGGTGCTTCCATAACTGGTGCTTCCATAACTGGTGCTTCAGCAGCTGGTTCTTCAACGTTTTCTAAAAATTCCCATAATGCTTTATTTGTAGAATAATTTACTGTTACCATAAAAGCAAGCGCAATCAATATAGAAGTAGAAGGACTAAATTGAGCTGTCCATAATACTAATGCAAATATAAATAACTTAAAATATTGATTTTCAAATAATACTAAAACTTCGTTAGGCAATGTTGGTGCTAATCTAGCTACATATAAGATAAGCAGTAAGTGAACAACACCCCTAATAATAGTAGGTTTTTTAACATATTGATTTAATAAATTAGAAAGTTGATTGTCAAATGTATTAACGTATGTATTAACGTATTCCATTTTATTTTATATAATATAATAAAATAAAATAATTTTTTCATTTTCTATAAATTATTTTATTATATATATTTATTTTTTATATTTAATTTTATATTAATTTTTTACTAGAGAAAATTATTAGCAGAAATCTTCCTTGATGTATTTTTTCTTGATGTCTTTTTTGGAGACTTTTTAGAAGCACGTTTTCTTGATGTCTTTTTTCTTGATGTCTTTTTTCTTGATGTCTTTTTTCTTGATGTCTTTTTTGGAGACTTTTTAGAAGCACGTTTTCTTGATGTCT